CGCAGCCGCAGCGCAAGCTCATCATGATACAATTTTTGGAACTGGAGAAGAGGAATAATTATGAAACTTGAAATGACTGACAAGTGGGTTCACCGAGCCCTGATCGCGTTCTTAGGCTTTGGTGCCTGTTCTTACGGGTGCATGTTTGTCACCTACGTCTTGTGGTTCATGGGAGTAATTGAGGGGCAGTAATGGGATTCTTTAGCTGGAACTGTAAAGGATGTGAAGAGAGCATTAAAGCTCCGTATGATATTCCTGAAAATATCAAGTGGCAGAACGATTGTGTAGTAATAATGGAGGATGAATCTTTTGTTACAGGCTGCTATGATGGGTATGGTCGTATAGATGACTTTGAGATAATGGAGGAGAGTGAACCTTCCCTGTGGCACAAAAGGTGTTGGGAGAAGGCTGGTAAGCCAAAATATACTGGTGCTTCCAACCATGCAGCCGATCAAGGATTCTTTTACGATTACCCAACTAAGGCAAACATGCCTATTTCTGAATACGAACCTTTTACTCAGGAAGAACTCTCTGCTAGAGATACTTATGAAAAGCACCCATAGCTCAAGATGAATAAAGAAATCACTGTACAATTAACGCTTGAATGGACTTTCAATCAAAGAGATTGGAGCGACGAACAAAAACACATTGAAGAACTAAAAAAGGAGCCAAAAGTAACTTTGGGGTATGATTTAATCCATTCCCTTTTTATGTTAAATGATCTCGACTACCCCGCTATCACAAAATGTAAAGTAGTAGCACATGAATAGTAATCAATTTCAACTAATTGAGAAGAAGTATGGGAAACTAATTCACAAAATCGGTCATTGGATCTCAGGAGATAATGCAATTTCTGGACATGAGGACAATACCCAGGACATTTGGATTGCAGCGATTGGAGCTATTCGGGGTTATGAGAAGAAAGAGAACTTAACTTTTGACCAGTTCTGGGGTAGCAAAGGGTTTGACAAGTATCTTAAGACTTGCCTGTGGAATGTTAAAAACAGTAAGGGTGCGAAGATTACTAAGAAATACCCTATTACAAAAGGCACTGTGGATGTTGTGGGAAATGAGGAAGTTCTACAACGGGAGGATACTTCCGTAATATCCCCAGAGACAGAACTATTTTTGGAGGAGGTACATGAAATGCTAACGAAGGATGAATCTCAGGTAATTAAATCTATCTTAGATGACCCTAAGTACATTAAACCTTCTGGGAAAGTTAACGTGAACGCTCTAGCTAAGAAAATGGGAATGACTTGGAACGAGGTCCACATTATAGTGGGTCAGATTGGAACCAAAATAGAAAACGAACTTTAAGACATATGAAAACTATTTACACGAAAAAAGAGAGAAGAGAAGAACTACAAAATAAATTGGACCGTATGGAAGCTGCTCATACTAAAAAGTTCAGTCAACATATTGGCAGCGAAGGTGCATATAGAGATTCATGTAAAGCTAATCACTTGGTTTACTTGGAACTGTTTAAATTGTGTGAGGAGCTTGGAGATCCTATCCCCGTAAGAAGTTAAAAAGAATTATGAAAATTTACATTAGTGGAGCAATCACAGGGCTTGAGGAGAAAGAGTATAGAAAAGCATTTTCGGATGCTTGTGTGTACTTGACAAGCAAGGGACATAAGTATGTGGATCCCAGCCAATTAGGGCAACCAGAACACCGTTCCTGGCACTATTATATGAAGGAGGCAATTCCTTTGTTATGCAAGTGCGATGCTATCTATATGTTGGAGGGCTGGTACAAGAGCAGGGGCGCACAATTAGAACACACGATTGCAAAAGCCTTAGATATGCCTGTATTTGAAGAATCCAGGGAAGTAAACTTAGACAAAGGAGGATATGGAAAATAAAATGCCTAATAAAAAAGACAAAACCGCAACCAAGAAGATTTGGAGGGTGCTAACAGGTAAGTAACTATCATGGGTTTTTTTTCAAGACTAATTTACGCTACACTTGTCCCTAAAGAAGTTAGGGATGCTACTATGATTGACGAACTAAAAAAATTAAACGCACAAAAGAAAAAGGAGAAAAAAAAGAAATGAAAAACATATTTACTAGATTTTCTAAAGATTACGAAACCTTTTCTTTGCTCTTTGCTTCCTTCATGTTATTTGTTATTTTTAACACACTGCTTTTTTCCTCCTGGGGATTTGTTTCCCCTCCACAAGTTTCGGGGAGCCCAGGAGACAATATCAGGAGGCTTTCTTCCTATAAAGGAAGCCATTACGCAGGGTTCGCTGAATTTAGGGTTAACGAATTTGAGTTTGATTCCTTTGGTCAAGTGCAACTAAAAGGAGAGCCTTACGATATTCTTCTTAATGTAACTAAGATTACCCGTGCCTATCGTCTAGAGAGTGGTAGTGTTAATAAGAAAACATTTTATTCTACTCTCGTTTTTGTAGATTTCCAGAAAGAACCTTTGCTACTTCGCCAGTCTTACAAAGATGTGAGTAGCTCTATTAGAAAAAGTATGGAGTATTTGGCGAATGACTAGGAGAGGGGAGGTTAGTGCTAAGTTGATTATTAAGTGCTTGCTTGCCGTTTTGGCAGGGATGGGGGCTACATATCTTCTTATTAAATGGACGTTTTCCAATATATAAAATTGAAGAATATAATCAAAACAATATAATACTTCGGGGAAAAGAGATAAGGGTAAACACAATGCTAAAAAATACAATAAGAAACTTACTGTTCTTGATTGGGATAGGAATATTAGGAGTAAGCTGTAGTCAAAATAGCGCACCCTCAGATGATGATGATGGTGGTGGGGATGATCCTCCCCGACCTCCTGTGTACGATCACGACGAAGAGGAACCGAATGATGAACTCTTTGATGCTCAATTTATTGCAGTCCTTCCTAACTTCGCTGGCCCCGAAGTAATTCTAGGAGAGCATTGGATTCCTTATGACCCAGACTGTTATCAGTTTTGGCTTGACCCAAGTATGTCACACCCTTCTATTCATGTTAGCATTAATTTACTAACAGACTCTATTCTTTCACCCAAAATTAAACTTTGGCAAACCACATATGATTCGGTAGGCAACCCTGACGGACATATCCTTAGAGGTACTTGGGTGGGACAAGATGGGCATTTATTTATTGACGCTTTTGAAGTTGAATATGGAGGTCTTCTTGTTGATAACGACCTGATTATTGAACTTATCCCATGGGGTGGCATCGCAGACCTAGAATTACTCGATGATGAATACTTACTAGAATTTTGGAGCAACTAATGTGCTATAGACCATTACCCGATAGCCTAACAATCAAAAAGTCAAGAATAGAGGGATTAGGACTGTTCGCAAAAGAATTTATTAAAAAAGAAACAGAACTAGGAATCTCCCATTACTACTTTGAAGATGATTTGATTAGAACTCCACTAGGAGGGTTTTATAACCACTCAGATGCACCAAATTGCTACTCTAAAACAAAAGTTACCGAGACAGGAATAGATGAGGTAATCCTAATCACAGGAAGAGATATTCAAGCAGGAGAAGAGATTACAACCTACTATATCATACAACCACTACCACTACCTAATCATGACAAAAAACACGCCATTTCAAAATGACCTGCTTGTGCAATACGCAGGAATGCCCAGAGGAATTTGGAATCTTATCTGTACCAAACGTGACCTGACAATGTATGTCAAACAAGGAATAAAACCAAATAGGTACTGGAAGGTAACGGATGTTAAGAAGTATTTCGGCATCACCGGAACAGGCGAAACGCTACTGGAAAATTTTATGAAAGTGTTTCTCCAGTACGTTACTCTATTTGACCGAGACCCCACATTACTTTGGCAAGTCCATGATGAGGATGGGGAAGTACGCCTAGAGCCCAATTCTTAAAGTAATGTATGAAGATTTTAAAATAAAAAGTATAGTACTTAAACAATTCATCTGTACCAAACGTGATGTGGAGCTGCAAGATCAGAATCTATCTCTTTTTCGGCAGACAAAGAAACTACTATATGAAGAATTCCCAGACCATGAAGATACTGATCTAGAAGAACAATACAAATGGATAGTAATAGCTACGAAAGATAGTGAAGTGGTGGGAGTAATAACAGCTAATAAGTATATCCCTAAGAAAGCACTATTATGTGATATCGTAGTAAAGAAAAGCTATAGATCCAAAGGTATAGGTATAAAACTATTAAAGGGTATGGGAATAGAATTGAGGAGAGAAGGGTATACACACCTGTTAGGATTTACACCTAAAAAGTCAAAAGATGCACTTAGTACATATAAGAGGGTTCATACAAAACAAGAAGAGATGATTGTTACTACTAGTGAACTGGATATTAGTATTGCACATATAGAACAGCTAGAAATGAGATTGATAAGTAGGGAGGATAGGAGGAAAAAGAGGTTGGAAAGGGATAGTAAGGGAGTAACAACCAAAAAGTCAAATTAGAACAAAGTTTTCACTTTTTTTCTTGAAACTAAACCAAAAAGTCAAATCATTTAGAATTGAGTAACAAATAAGTCAATGTACAACCAAAAAGTCAAATTAGACTAAATTGAAATTACTGTTTTGCTTGACCCAAAAATAGTAAAAAAACAAATTCAAACACCCGTTTGAAATTAGCTCCGAGCTTTTTTCAGATTTTGCATGGAATTGGGGGTCAAAACTAAATAATTCCAATTCCGATTTTTTTTCCAAAAACCTCATTTTTGACCCCGTAAGAAAGGATTCTCTGAAGTGAAATACTAACTTTTTCCATTTTCAAAAAACCACCTAAATTTATGCTCAAAACTAAATAACAATAATCCAAAGCTGCGCCTGAAGAGGTACTAAAATACCCTCCAAACTAATCCAAGTTTGGAGGGTATTTCTATTTATACTCTTTTCTACTCTGATTCTTCTTTCATGGGAACATAAAATCCATCTGAGGTAGTACATTCCCAACCAGTGTAAACAACCAATTGCCCGTCAAGATCTTTCCCTAACTCCATTTCGGGGAAGATCTCTAACATTATTCGCATAATATCGTCAAAGTGATAAGGTCCTAACCTCTTATCCTTGTCACCATCTGAGGGTGCGCTATATAAAAAAGACAAAACCGCAACATCGAGCCTATCCGCTGCCATTTCTTTACGCTTCTTTTCTAGACTTTCCTTTGCCATTTTTTTACGCTTCTTCCAAGCGTTGCTTTCGGGTTCTTTATCCATTTCAATTCTTTAGTGTGAGAGAAACCTAACTGTTTTCGATACGCTCCAACATAATCCACAAGCTGCACAGCTTGCGGACTTTTCAGTTTGTTCCGGGCAGACAAAAGACTTGCCCTCGAATGATTCCTCGGCTGCGTAGAGATTAGATCCAGTGTACTCTTTTGAGCGGGAATAGCGAATTACGCAACGCTCCGAGAATTTTCTATTTAGCTCCTGGATTGCTTTTCCGATTCGGCTTTCTTCTTCTCTACCAGTGTATCCAAACAAACATAGGGAAGAATACTTCCAAAGCATCTCATCCCAGAAATTCACATAATCCACGCTATAGAAATCACCTAGAACGTGGAGCCTAATTACAATCCCTTGCGGGTGCTTTTTCATTAGGGCTGCAATTTCAATTTCCAGCTTATCGGTTAGCCCGTTAGTAGAAAACCTATGGGCGAAAGGCATGTTATTACCGTAACAATCTTCCCAATGATGGCAAGAAGGGGGACACGTTTCCCTTTCAATCAAAGTGAGAGAGAATAGCTTTTTCCCCCTCCATTTCTTAGATGTAATCTTGAAACCAAGCTTCTTATTATTAGAGCCTTGCTTCAAGATTGTATTTCCATCCACGGATCGGATGGATTTCTGAAACCGTGTAGATACTTTCATTAGGGTAGCATACCACACTCACGGCCAAAATGGGGGACTAATCCGAGAAAAGTTCAGAAAGTAGTTGTCGTAAGTGCTTGTCCTGTATAGACTTAGGGCCCCGGCCCCGGCGATTTTTGTAAAATCTATGTAAAAAGCCCCCGCTGTTACCAGCAGGGGCCTAATATATAAATAGTTATAGAGGTGGAGAGGCTAGAGTAGCGGGACTCACTTTATTACCCGCACCCCATGACAAGCTTCTACGGTGCTTGCAACCTATGAAACTGTAGTTCATTTCATGAGGCGTTACCTGTGTTTGGGTTCTCTGTCACATTAGACCGTCTTAGGGGTCTCCCCCTTCTCCCTTGTACAGTTATCCGAGGATACCCTCCAGTTACCGAGGGCATTACCTGATACTCTACTCCAGAGGTTTGCAACCCTCTGAAGTCTCTCCGTGTTTTCAATGTGCTGGTGGAGGTGCAGGGAATCGAACCCTGGTCCTAACTAGTTCCCCATGGGGTCTTAGCTAGTCGAACACCATATCACCCCCGAAGGGTGCCCCTTTTCCCGTAGGGGCCACACGCTTTCTTTTTAGTCGGTCAGGGGCTACCGTCCCGACTCAGAAGCCTAGAATCCTTGCGTAGCAAGATATGCCCTTGCATGACCTATATGCCGCTCACCCTTGCCGTTGTGTTCGAAGGGAAGCGCACGCCGTAGAGATTTGTACGCTTCTAACGCATGATCTGCGGCTTCCATGTTATCAGTTCCTGAGCGGTAGAGTTCTGCGTAGAGTTCTCCAACTTCAATACTTAGAGTATGGATTTTAGCTAGGAGGGTGGGTTGAGAAATGTTTTGTGTCTTATTCATTGGATTTTAGCTAGGAGGGTGGGTTGAGAAATGTTTTGTGTCTTATTCATGGGTGCATTCTACCTCATACTCAGAAAGATGTTCTTTCTTGTAATCTTCCCAGTCCTCCGCATGACTGGCGGGGTTATCTTCGGAATGATAACCAGCAGAGAATCCAGACGCGAAAGCATCTTCTAGAAGAGTCCGCATTGCCCTAAATGTGACCCTGAGAAGTTGTTTAGTACTACCTGAAGTGTGTGTCTTATTCATGGGTGCATTCTACCTCAGAGGGGAGGATTTGTCAAAGGGTTTCCGTGATATTCCAGAGATAAAGGCTTCTCACAGCGAGGCCCTTAGGCCCAAACCGTAGCCTAGCTCTTTTGTGACGCATAACCCGATAGTGGGCGATTCTTTCTTCTAAGATCCTGCCGCTGGTTCCCCAACCCTCAGCAGGGGTTAGGCTGAAATGCCAGACGGTGCGTAGTGTGTCTCTTCTGCTCATGTTCTCCAGTATATCATACTATCGGCAGGATGCAAGCCCCAGCAGAGGGGTATTTAGCTTTTCTTGCAATCCTAAGTGCTTGTCCTGTATAGACTTAGGGCCTCGGCCCCGGCGATTTTTGTAAAATCTATGTAAAAAGCCCCCGCTGTTACCAGCAGGGGCCTAATATATAAATAGTTATAGAAAAAGAGAAGAGGGGGGCGTGGCCTATAACCCAGCACCACGCCCCCAAGGGCAACCCTGTTACGCACCCATGTAGCGGTGATTTAGCCCGTTACGGGTAACAAACTGGCGGGAGTTTTTATAGGCTCGATTCCACCTAGACTTAGCACCCGATAGCGTACCCGTATAGGTATTTTGCCTGGTTTTTAGATCAAAAATTGTATAGACAGCATTAGCCGCGCTGCCATTTCCTACGCGAATCATGACGGCCTTAGAATTGGAGCGGACGATCTGGGTAATGTTATTCAGCATAATTTTTTGTTTTTTGTTAGAGTAGAGTTTGGGTTGAGAGGGGGAGCGTATACTCCCCCAGTGGAAATGTCATGCCTCGATTGATTTATCAGGGCTATTTTTGAGGCTTTCTTGGATTAGGGTATCAATTTTTTGGTCTAGTTCTTCAAGGTCAGATTGTGCGGAGGCTTCTGTGATTTCTGCGGACTGGATCAAGAGATTGATATTTTCGATCCACGCCTCATGTTTCTCGATTCGTGCTATTCCAGATTGTGGACCGCTACCCAGGATCTTCTTAGCTTCCCGAAGATCCTTTTGGATTTCTTCCCGCTCATTCATTAGAGCGGTAACTTCTGGGTTATCCAGGGCTCCTTTTTTTGCTTGCTTTAGCTTTAGACGCTTCAAACGATTCTCAGTTTCAGCGATGATTTCAGCAGGCGTGCGGTGTTTTCTTGTTTCTTTCATGGGGATAGTATATCACAGGGATAGGCGGGTGTCAATGGAGAGGGTGCTATCAGTATGTAAAAGGTTATTCGTCAGAAACTCCGAAGACGGAATCCTGGCAGGATTGGCACATTCCAGAGATGGTGTACTCCTTCTCGGAGAGAGCATCACGGAAGGAGGTAGCGTTACCGCTACAGGTAACACAAGAAGCCTCCGCCACAGCACCGATACGGGAAACACCCGTAAGTTTGGAGAGCATAGCCTCCACATCGGAGTTCTTGAAGGTAGCGGAAAGGCTGTAGGGGGCGGTGTTCTGATCGTCTTTCATGTTCTCCAGTATATCATATTATCGGCAGGATACCAGCCCCAGCAGAGGGGTATTTAGCTTTTCTTGCGGTCGTAAGTGCTTGTCCTGTATAGACTTAGGGCCTCGGCGCCGGGGCTTTGTGTAAAATCTGTGTAAAAAGCCTCCCCAAAATTTTTCAAGCCTAATCTTCAGAAAGATCCCAAACTTCGTACTCTTGCAAATAAGCTTGCTCCGTATCAAGCTCTAGGATCTTCATGATAGCGGCATGGATGAGGGGATTTTGTTTCTGCCACTGAGCGGCATACTCATCATTCATCCATGCCACGCCTTGCTCTAGGTCAAGTTGGTAAGCCGTTGAAAGCTCGTCTTGGATATCTCGTAAATTCATACTAAGCCTCTTGGTGCTTATCAGGGAAGGAATCGAAATCAGGCTCATCATTGAACCCACACAGGAACAGCGCACGCTCCCAATCAGCGCACTCGACAGCCTTGATGAGATCGCCAAGCTTGCGAATAGAGATGTAGCCAACCACATCTTGAGGAATGACCACAAAATGACAGTTGAACCTATCATTAGGCTTGTAGGAACTGTGCGACTCATCGTACATGATAGCCACTTCCATAGTCTTGGTGAAATCGGCCTCACCATCAAAGGGCAGGCTGTAGTTGTCGCAGTAGTGACCAGCACCAAGACCGAGGGAGAGGATGAAACGGTTATCGGTGCGAACGTGAAGGTTGCGACCGCCAAGGATTTTCATTGCAGTGTTCATATGTGTATTACGCCCTTACTTTAGTAGCTTTACAACCTTCTTCCAGTATTTTTCCGTAGCTTTTTTGGTGTGCCCCTTAGGGCCTCCATTGTGCATTCTGGCGCACTTCTCAGCATTGAACTTCTTAGGGTTGGTCCATGCCTCCCTAGCGTACCGCTTCATGTATGCATCTACGATGCGCTTTGCATAAGCCCTGCGGAAGCAGTCCTTGTAAGTGCCCCCGATCCCACTGCGCTCTGTAGCGTCCTGCCAGTAGGGTTTCCAGATTTGCAGGCAGCCTATGGCCTTACCATTATCACCCACGGCATCGTCACGCCCACTAGACTCTACTTGAATCAGAGCAGTCAGTAGCTTTTCCTGCTGAGGGGTATAGGTTTGTGCCCAGCAAGGAGTAGCGAGTAGGATCGTAGCAAGTAGGGTTTTCATGTTTTCTTTATCGTTTGTTATTTGCTCTAAGAGCTTCGAGATCAATATTTGCTGATCTGGCTGCGTTGTATGCGTCTCTGGCTGCGGCTGCGAATGCGGATTTGGATTCATTTGCGGCTGCAAGTCTGGCTGCGGCTTCGACTGCCTCATCGGCTGCGGTCATGTATGCGGATTCTGAACCATGTCGAGAGTATGCGTACGCGAATAAGGCTGCGTTTGCCTTTTCGGCTGCGGCTGTGAATGCGGATTTGGCTGCGGCTGCGTCTGCGGATTTGGCTGCGGCTGCGTCTGCGGATTTGGCTGCGGCTGCGTCTGCTGCGGCTGCGTCTGCTGCGGCTGCGTCTCCTGGCGCGTATGCGGCTGTGGTTTCTTCTTGAGTGCTGTCTCTGAGGCAGTCGAAGCCGCACACGCAGCGGCTGCTAATTGTCTCGATCAGGTCCTGATCGAGACGGCGCTGGTCCTCCAGCCGTGTAATTCGGGCGTATGCGTCTCGTATCGCTGATCCGGCTACGGTGTATGCGTCTCTGGCTGCTTTGTATACGTCTCTGGATGCATTGTATACGTTAGCAATATGCCTCTCTTGTTCTTCCATGTTTTGCCTCTCTTGTTCTTTCATGTTCTCCAGTATATCATATTATCGACAGGATACCACCCCCAGGAGAGGGGTATTTAGCTTTTCTTGCGGTCCTAAGTGCTTGTCCTGTATAGACTTAGGGCCTCGGCCCCGGCGAATTTTACACAAATTTTACACAAAGCCCCCGCTGTTACCAGCAGGGGCCTAATATATATTCCGATTTATACTTTATCAGAGATCCAAGAACCGTTGTCGAACTCGTCCTAAGATCCCGTTAGTAATATCCCCCCCTGCTGCATTATAAACTACTGCCTCCTGCTCTGGATCCCAGCTCATGGTAAGATCCCCATTGTCTACCATAGCGGATAGCAATTGAGAAAGGGCGTACAAATGTAATTCCTCCCATTCCCTTATACACTCATCCCCTTCCTGGGGCTTGTATCCTGTGAGGAACGCCATTTCCCTTTCCCAAAATTCTATTCTTTCCTGAGTTGACATTATTTTTCCTCTTTATTATCCCAAGCTGGGGACATTTCTTTTAGTAGTTCTTTCTCGCATGGCACGCAGATTGCTAACCATGACCAATTATCCGATAGATGCCCAGAAGGGAATCTAAGGCCACAAGCATCGCACTCAACCAGGGGAGATATTCCTAAATGGTTTTGGGGGTAGGTGCTTCTCATTTACTCATCCATCGAATCGCAGTAGGTATGAAAATAATCAAAAAATTCTGCATATTCATCCCACTCATCCCCCCTTTCGAGATGCTGCTGTTCCTCAATTTTCTTCTGAGCTTCTTGGTCATCCTCCCAAAGCTGGTGTAGTAAATCCTTTACTTCGTCGGGATCAGGCGTTTCTTCCAACAGGTCTTGGATTTCGAGGTATTCATCTAGTAGGTCTGACGTTGCTTCTAGGTCTTTCATGTGTTTCATCATACTCTATTATCGGCAGGATACAAGCCCCAGCAGAAGGGTATTTAGCTTTTCTTGCGGTCGTAAGTGCTTGTCCTGTATAGACTTAGGGCCTCGGCGCCGGGGCTTTGTGTAAAATCTGTGTAAAGGTATTAGGGTATCTTTACCATCTCCCCCCAGGAGGAAGGTCGGACTCATCAACTCTAGTGGATAGGGGCGAATCAAACCAGAGAACAGATCGCCCAATTTTTATACGTTGAGCTATTCGCTCGATGTGCTCAGGAGTTACTCCCCCCTGGCAATCGGCGCATTCATCGAAGGCAGATCTAAGCTCGACAGTATCCACTACGCCACAACGGCTAGCGGTTCTTACAGCGGTCAGGAAAGCACGGTAGGGGCTGGGCTTGTTTTCTTTCATGTGTTTCATTATAATATACTTATCGACCAGATGTAAGCCCCAGGAGAGGGGTATTTAGCTTTTCTTGAGGTCGTAAGTGCTTGTCCTGTATAGACTTAGGATCGAGCCACCGGAAAATATCGCGTGAATGGGACTCCTATGTACGGCTACGCGACCTATAGATACCAATACAATATATTCAAGGGACTCCAAAAAAAATTCAAACCTACTTAAAAAAATTCAAACCTACTTAAAAAAATTCAAACCTACTTAAAAAAAATTTTAAAAAAGTTGGGACTCCTTTGAAACTCCCCTAACTATAGTATGAGTAAATTCGGAAAAATACCTAGTAACTTCCTATTTGGCAACCCAAATGCACTTTCTGTACCCACACCTGTAGCACAACAAGTAGGTATGGGAGCTAATGTTCAACAAGGTCCGACAGGAGGCACGATACCTCCATACATTCAAAGATACACCTACCGCAAACCTAATATAGATTTTTTCTTCTCGGATTTTGAGGTAGAGTTTAATCAATCCCATTTAACCCCTGTGAGGATAGAAATATCCACCCCCATGGAGATCACAGAAACAATTGATTTTGAATTGGATTCTAATCAACAGCCTATGGGGTATGGGTGGGTTCTGAGAGGTCGCCAGAGTAGTGGACTGCCTCCTCTTATAATATTAACCCAACCAGGAGACCCAACTATGAAAGAGTTACGAGAACAGGCTCATCAAGGGGATGTTCCTGGAGATGTAACCACAACCATAAATGTTAGTAGGCCAGGGGAATTTTCACATAGTCATTTACAGTTTTGGCCTGTAGCTTTTAAAGAAGTTTGGGGGACGGGGGTAATAGGACATCAAGGCTACAATGACCAGCACTCATTCATTGTGTCCCACATTCTTCAAGATGATCCAGCGGGTAGTGTTAGTTTTTCCCTTACGGATCCATCGGTTATATCAAGTTTTGTTGGAACAGGGGTGGTTAGGCTTGATTTTTCTTTATACCATTCAGGGTATATTCCAGATTTATACAGTAGCGTTGGGGCGTGGCTAGTTAGATTTCAGTTTGCTTGTCCTATTACGGTTACTTATTACTATCAGTAGAAAAAATTGATATTTTCTACTAACTAAGAACCTAGATAACTCGGAGGTATCCCTATGCCTGAAAAACCGATGATCAATGAAAAGGGCTACATTGATGTTAACGCTGCTCTTAAGCTGAAAGCAGCGGATGGCCGAGTAGAAGTTGAGAAATTAAATGCAGAATCTGATGCTAAATTTCGAGAACTTATAATAAAAGAAAGTGCGAAAGAAACTGCTTCAAAACATTTAGCAAAGTTTGCAGGATTTTACTTAACTTTTTTGGTAATGGCATTTATTATATCTATTAAATTTATTCCTGTAGAAAGTATTGCTGTGGTAGCTGGTCTTATTACACTTGTTGTAACCAATCTTTCAACTATTCTTAAAGGCATTGTTGAGAACGGGGATCCAAAAGAAGAAGAGATTTTGGACAAAGTTAAAGAGCGGGGTAAATGAATTCCTTTTGGGTAAACTGACGAAAAAAAATAAAAAGTATACTAACAAAGGCTCTAAATACTTTAGTAAAGTAGCACTTGTGCGAAAGAAGGTTAAAAACTTCTTAAGGTTAGAAACTAAAAGGAAACACAGTAAAAGGATAAACCATGAGTAAAGAAAGAATCAGAGATAGAGCAGTAGCTAAATTAGCTAGAGCAAAAAAAGGTCATGCTAGGAGGCTTCGACGCAAGCTTGGATTAGATGTTGCGGTGCCAGCAATCGTATCTACGGTAGTGAAGACCGTTTCAAAAAGAAAAGTATCTAAGAAAAAATAGACCAACGGCAGGGGAGGCCAGTTGCGCCTTTCTGCGGTAGGAACTTCGCAACCGCTCCTCATCAGTAATGATGAGGAGTTTTTATACTTGCTTAATTACCCAGCCGCTTAGATGTTGTACACCCCCAACCCTATTTGCAAACTCATGACGGTGATTTCCATCCATAAGTTCTAGTAGTCCCTCTGGGGTTTCATATATCAAAACATCGTCTTGCTTTTCTACACTCCATTCGCAGTCTTTTATAGGGCGTACTGGTTGTAAGTATCTTATAATCTGGTTTAGAGGAATGCACGCTTCGTATCTCATTTCGAAAATAGGCTTATTTAGGGTAACACCTAAACGATACTCCTGATCCGCTTTCTTATCATTCCTCCAATTGCCTACACATAGGATGTAGCTGCACTCTTGGATGATTTTGTAGATGAAATCGTCACTTTTATTGAATCCATGTTCAATTTTTAGATTCATCACACGGTAATGCTCTTCGGTTTCTCGTTTAATTTTGTGATCAACGAGCCCATCTATACGGGATTTTAGGTATCTTCTACATTCGTGGAGCAAGTCTAGATCTTCTTTTGATCCGATTCCAAAAATAGTAACAGTATTTCTAATCAGATCGTTGAAATCTTCGTTTGTGGGGTGCGGCCAACGATTTCTTTTGTTTTCGCCTCCTGTATATCCAACAAGGTTACTCATTCTATTCCTTTATTTCTATTGGGAAGTCGTTATTTTCAATAAAAGCTTCCCGATTCTTATGCCAAGAGTCTCTTCCCACTAATTCTCCTCTTGAGTTGTGGAAAATATTGATATCCATTACTTTATTTGTGAACCCTTTTAAAAATGCTTGTGTGGTATAATAAATATCATAAAAATCCCACTCCCCTTCGAAATATTCTGGCTTCTCTAGGCCCACTGCCTCCAGAACATTCTTTTTGGCTGCTAGGAACAACCCATCTAGGGCTACTACATCTCCTGGAGGCCCGTAGGGAGTTTGGTACTCCCTTCCCTGCGGGTCAATGTGGGTTACCTTACCTTTGTGCTTGGCCTGTTGCCATCGAGTTTGATCCCACCAGACTGCATCAGGCCCTAAGCAGGTAGTTCCTGCTGCTCCAACGAACCCTACTTCTGGTGAAGAGAATATATTTTTTAATTTTCCAACAAATTCAATAGGATCTTCCCTTATTTCAACATCATCATGACAAAAAATCATAATATCGTCTTCAGTAGGGTTAATATGGTTATATGCACCGTAATAAGCAGAAAATATGGATTTAGCGTTCGAAAGAATTAATATTTTTATTCTTGCCGAGCATAAGAAACTCATTAATTTATCTGTAGTCTCAGATACGTTGTTTCTATCTCTAGTACATACTATAGCATAAATGTTCATATACTATAATATATAGATACAGGCTAGTTTTTATGAAAAATCAGAAATTATTAGAAGAATTTAAGAGGTGTGCAACTGATCCAGAGTACTTTATCTCCAAGTACATTAGGGTAACGCATCCTGTTCGTGGTCTTGTTCCATTTAAGTTGTACCCTTTTCAGAAAAGGATTCTTTCCGATCTAACGGATCACAGATTTAATATTCTTCGTAAGTTTCGTCAGGCTGGAGCCACCACTCTAGCCGCAGGCTACTCTTTACACACGATTATTTTCCACAAGCATAAGCAAGTTGTTATTCTTTCTAAAGGTGATGCAGAATCTACAGAGGTTCTAGATAGAATTAAGTTAATGTATGATGAACTTCCAGAGTTCTTAAAGCCTGGAATTCAAGAGGATAATAAGCACACACTAAAGCTAAAAACAGGATCTACAATTAAATCTCGTCCATCTGGTAAGCAATCAGGTAGATCTTTGGCAGGATCTCTTCTTATAATTGACGAAGCTGCATTTATTGAAAATATTGATACCATCTGGGCTGCTGTTTATCCCATCATCTCTACAGGGGGTAGGGCTTTTGTCCTATCTACTGTTAACGGTATAGGTAATTGGTATCACGAAGTATATCAAAAAGCAGTAACAGGGGATAACTCGTTTCACCCTATTGATATTAGGTGGCAAGAGCATCCAGAATATAGCTACAATGCAGATTTCACCCAGCTCTATGAGGAAATGGCTGAAAAAGGCTTGGATATCCATACATGGGAGGATACTACTAAGGCAAACATGCCTATGAAGCAGTGGTTGCAGGAATATGAATGTTCCTTCTTGGGTACGGGAGATACTTATATTGAGGGGCAAATTCTTAAGGAAATTTCTTCTCAAACAAGTGAGGAGTATTTTACCAAGTACAATAACAGGATGCGCGTGTGGCAGGAGGCTAAACCTCAGTATACCTACTTGATTGCTTGTGATACCTCCCTAGGACGAGATCGGGATTATTCGGCTTTTCATGTGATTAACATGTATAATGGTCAGCAAGTAGCAGAATTTTATTCCAACAGGACTCCTATAAATGATTTTGCTAAAATTTTATTCAGTGAAGGTATGCTATATAATATAGCTCACATTATCTGTGAGCGAAATACTATTGGAAACAACTTAATTGACTGGCTCTATAATATTTACGAGTACGAAAACCTGTGGGCTGATGATAAAGATGATCTAGGCTTCCAGGTTACTGCTAAAAATAGAGAGAGCATACTGGCTGAACTAGAAGAAGCAATTCGAACTGATTTAGTGAAAATTAACTCGACTCGGACTTGCGACGAACTGATGACCTTTATTATAAATGAGAATGGTAAAGTAGAGGCTGAGAAGAATCATCATGATGATTTGGTTATGAGTCTCGCTCTTGCTGTTCATGCTTATAAAAACTTACTGGACACAACTCCTATAGAGTTTGTCTCTAAACTAGAAAAAGAACAAAAACCGCTTATGCCTAGTAAAAATTATAAGCATAGTTTCAAAACATCATATGGTGGCGTGACCGAGGAAGATTTTAAATGGCTGATGAAATAAATGATGAGCTAAATGAGAGTGGGTATACTACATTCGGGGGCACCCAGAATAGAGCAGGGACGTTTTACACACCCACAGGCCCTATAGGCCGATTTTTTGCTAAATTTTTTGCTACAAAAGCTCAAATTCCAGTTCAAAGAGCCGTTGATCAAGGGAAAGTTGTACCTGAAACAGGGGACACAGTTGTTAATACGGAGGTTATCAAAGACCAAGAAATTGATGGAGGCCCCGCTATTGGAGGAGTTCAAAGGAACCCCATCCTGCCCCAACTTGAGCTTAATCGTAGACGCAGGTACAAAGAATACGAGGAGATGGATGAGTATCCTGAAATTGGCGCAGCGTTTGATATCTATGCAGATGATTCCACACAAAAAGGTACTAGATCGGAACGATGGACTATTAAATCAGAGAGTGACTTGGTAGTTGATGAGATTAATAAACTTTTTGAACAGGTTAACTTACACAAATTTCTTTGGGATATTGTCCGAAATACCGTTAAGTATGGGGATTGCTTCACTGAATTAATTGTAGATATAAATAAATCAGAAGAGGGAATTAAAAAAATTAAAATTCTTAATCCCAACTGGATTCTTCGCGTAGAAAATGAGTATGGGTATCTTAAAAAATTCTTACAAGAAATTCCTAATTTAGAATCCCTTCAATACTCCGAGGTGGGCCAGTCAGAACTAGCTCGTCCCGTTAAATATATTGAACTTGATAAGAATCAGATTGTTCATTACAGGCTGCATACCTCTGATCCTGTGTTCTATCCTTATGGGAAATCAATTGCCGCACTATGCCATCGTGTTTTCCGTTCTCTTAAAATGATGGAAGATGCCATGATGATTTATAGATTATCCAGAGCACCAGAAAGAAGAATTTTCTATGTGGATACAGGGAATCTCCCCACTAGCAAAGCTGAGATGTTCATTGAGCGTCTAAAGCAGAAGTTCAAGAAAGAGAAATATTATAACTCTGGAAAAGGTACAGTAGACTCTCGTTACAACCCCATGTCGATGGATGAAGACTTTTTTGTTCCCACTAAGAATGGAAGGGGGACTAAAATTGATACTCTCCCTGGAGCTACTAACTTGGGGGAGATTGAAGACGTTAGATATTATCGGGATAAGCTCCTTGCAGCTCTTAAAGTTCCGAAAGATTATCTTGTAGAGAAAGATCAATCTCCTGAAAGGAAGGCTAACCTATCCCAGCTCGATGTGAAGTTTGCCCGAACTATTCAAAGAGTTCAGGTAGATATTGAAACTGGATTAGAAAACATGGCAAAGAGGCATCTTCAATTAAGAGGGTATCCTGCCGCTTTGATTAAAAAGCTTAGAATTTCTCTACCTGAACCTTCTGACATGTCTGCTAAGAGGAAACTCGATATTGATGAGCAGAAAACAAGAGTTATCCAAGCAGTCTTAGGATTAGGTCTTTTCTCTAAAGAATCCATCTATAGAGAGTTCTATGATATGACTGATGAAGAGATTAGAAGAATGCAGTCTGAAATTGAGGAAGATCAAGAGAAAGATTTAGAGCAGCAGGAAAAACAGGCTGAAGTAGCCAATCCTGGTTATGGAGAGGCTGGGGGTCAGGAGCCTGCGGAAAATGTACCCCCTACAGCCAATGAAGATAATGTCTCAGAATTGGAGACTTTGAGAGAATTAGTTCTAGAAGACGATAAAAAAGAAGTTATTTCTAGGATAATCCAAAAACAACAACAAAAAGCGGGACATATAATCTAAAACTTACATATATAACTTTAGAGTCCTAAAAAGGAGATTAAAAATGTTTTCGAAATTATTTGAGGAACGAGATAAAACTATTACGCATCTGGTGAAGTTAGGAGATTGCCTCTCCAGGTCTTTGCGAGAGAATGTGAGTTTATTTGCTATTGATAGCAACAACTCCCATGTTTCTTACCTAACAGAAGGAGGTAAAGTTATTAGTGGAGGGTATTCTATTGATAAAGATGTGAGGTTGAATTCTATTAGAATTCAAGATTCCTCTATTTTTGAAGAAGGGGAGCAGTTGGACTCCTTTGTCAATAAAAAAATTCATTCTTTTGTTGAAAGTATCCACTACGGAGAATATGCGTCAGCAGACGATTCTTTCTCGGATGTACTATCTCTTTGGGAAAATAGGCTCAAGCTATCCAGTGTACAAGCTAGACTACATGAGCAATCCAGTAGGTTGGCTGCTGTGGAGCGTATTCTAGAAACTGAACAGTTTCAAAAGCTCCTTGAGATTACTCCTCAATTTCAAGAATTTCTAAAAGAAAACTTTGATAAAGTAACAAGTGTACCAGAAGTGAGAAATGCTATCAATCTTTCAAATGCAGTTTCACAAGCATTTAATTTCCCGAGGCTAACCTTAGAAGATTTAGAAAAAAGTAAGTCTTACATTCTAAAGGATGGAGTTAGCCCTTCGATCTATGAAATGGTTTGCCGCCAGGAGCTAATTAAAAAAGAACTTATTGAGTCCAAACAAAATTTCGACACTATTTGGGCCACTAACTCTGCTGTCCAAAAACTAGCAGGAATGATTTTTGAAGATAATGAGGCAGTTGTACCTGTTCTTTCTGAAGCTTTGAAAGAGGTTCCTTATCTTGCTTTGGCATCTAAAAAGAGCCTTTTTAATACATTTTCTAATTGTTTAGCCCAAACAGACGGAATTGGAGTTTCTGAAAAGGATATTCAATCTTTTGCTTCTAGGATTTTTGAATATAAGAAAGATGTTAAAAAAGTCTTTATCCAAAGTATAAATGAAAAATACGGAGTTAACATACAAAATCTTCAAAATCCTGCTTCCTTTAAAAGTTTAGCTAATACCCAAGTAGTTATTTTTGAAGCTCTTTCACGCTTATCTCCCAAAGGATCTTTACTTAAAGAAGTATTGCTTGAGATGGCTCAAAGCCTAAAAACTAAATCTGGCGTTGAGTGCATTGATGTGAACGATTATCTTCTAGAGACGTTTATTACTGTGGGCTACGATGAATTGTTAGAAGAAACAGGAAATAAGACTATCCCTAAAGCAAACTTTAAAAGAGTAACCAAAGATCTCACGGATATTAAGGAATTAGTACAAACTCTTCACGATAAAGTTACGAAAGATCAAGAATACTCCAGCGATGAGAATTTAGATGACCAAGCTTTGGCCGATGAAGAGGCCACAGATGCTATCCCTGAGGTTCCAGCGGTGGACCCTAGAACTGGGGCCACTATTGCCCCTGAAGCGGTGACCCCTGGCCCTGAAGAGGCTCCTGTTGATCCTGGCACGGACGAGCCTCCTGTAGCGCCAACAACGGAATCCCCTGATGAGGTTGTAGGAGGATTAGCAGATCTTGAAAACATGGTGGCTGATATTGCTGCTGAATTAGGAGTAGGAGATGAAGAAGCTCCTGAGGAAGAGGATAACAAAGAGGAAGTAGAATAATGAACTTACAAACAGGACAAAGAACTTTTTGTTTAGGTCTTTCTGGATTAGGATTGGCAAACGGTGCAACCCAGACTGTAGATGTTCCTTTTGTTGATTCGGCTGGAAACGGTATGAATTGTAATTATTTCAAACTCCATGTATCTGAAGGGAACATTACAGGTAACAAAAATTTTGCTGGTGTTATTGCTGAAGTTAGTGGAGTAGCTCATGAAGGGGATGCAGTAACTGATGCACTTTCTGCTCTTACTGCCTCTCCAAATACAAGTGGTATTTGTGGTGTTGGTGTTAGTCTTGGTGGTTTAGGAAGTGCGCAAAGCACAGAATGGCACGGCAGTAATGGGCAAGTTGCAACAGGAATAAAATTGATTATCACTGCTGATGAGGATGATTTTGTAGTAATGATAACCTACGGAAACTTGTACCCCTTGAATCCATTAAGGCTTGAACAGTCTTACGATGCGGGATCATAAAAATAAAAAATGGTTGAATTTTCAGGATTAGTTGCCCTTCAAGTTGATGAAGCGGGAAGACCCCTAGGGCTAGAAGGCATGGCTGAGGGGGATACTATTGTTAGTAGCATCTTAGCCCCTGGTGTTAGAGACGCTGTAACCACAGTTGAAATTACGTCTGCTACCTGGAATGAGGGAGGAGCCGCAACTATACCAACAGATGTATCCGCTCCTTGGCAAAATACTTTTGAAAATGTTGAAGATTCTTCTTCTCTTAGAGATCAAGTCCTAATTTTTATTAGAGATGGTTCGGGGGACTTACAAGAAGCTTCTACTATCACAGTAACTTCAGGACTTATGCAACTTAGTTCTGCTGGGATGTCTAGTGTTATTGATGCTCTAGAGCTTTCTACCTACAATATGTCGGCTATGGTAGTGGCTTCATCTACGGGCTTGTCAAGCCAAGTAGACGGTTTAGTCACTTCTTCAAACTTCCCTATTACAGTATTTAATAACGATATAAATGCTAAGAGTAATTCTATTTATAGAGTAACAAGTCTTTCAGGAGTACAGAATGGTGATCCGTTTACTCTTAGTGCGGGAACAATTAATTTATTAGGCCCTACAGATATTACCGTCAATTCCAGCAGTGTTGGTACTGTTTTTGGGGATTTTTCTGGGTCCTTGGCTGATATAGGAGGGCCTTCAGCAGCGGGACACGCTGGTTGGGAATCTACAAAATCTACAGTAGATGATGGGGCTCCTGATTGGAATAATGCTTTTGCATATACGGATAGTGCTTCTGGCGATATAGGTGCTGTTTCAGCAGGAACTAATACTTCAGGAACTGCTTGGTTAACAGGGGATACTCCGACTTTATCAAATCCTTTACGAGGAGGTAATCTTACTGTTTGCTCTACTACTGGGGATTTAACTTTGTCAACAGTGGGCAATATTGTTCTCCAAAAAGATTTAAATCTATCTGAAAAGAATATCTATAATATTAGCAGCTTGTCAGGTACAAACAATACAGCTCTTTCTGTATCAAGTCATCATCTATATTTACTTGGAAACGTACTAAGGATAGGTCAGAATTCAACCGATTCCGATTCATATTTTCAAACACAAGATTTCCCAGCTTCCGCTAATAATTGGGCTAGTGTATATGAATCTTGTTTGGCAGCATCATCAGCGTCCAATTATCCTACTCAAGCTTTTGCTGGGTCTTCAGTTGCTAGTGGAATAAGGGTAGGAACTGCTGGATCAAGTTTAGAAATCGACGCTGCTAGTCTTCCTGATGATAATCAATATTTAGCCGCTAATACCGCACAGGAAAAGATGAAGTGGGTCACTCCCTTTATTATAGCGGATGGTGGTGAGCAATTTAGCGTTGCTGCTGGTGCTACTTTAAATTTGGGAGATTCGACTATTACTCAAGATGCTGGTGGACTTTTCTCCATGAGAAATATCCATGCAGGTAACGTGCTTAGTGGAGGGCCTGATTGTGCCGTTACTTTTAGTAGTTCTAGCATAACTGTAAGCTCTTGCCCAGTTCCTGGTCCGTTTAGTTACGTTCAAATGGCAGCGACTAATGGAGAGAACTCTTCTGATCCATACTACTTTGCATCGGGGGCTACTACAGCCTACACAGAAATAGATACACAAGAAATTTCTTGGGATGATACAAACAATTATTTTACTGTCTCCTCGTCTGGTTTTTATGAACTTAATGTAGTAGGAAGCGTAATTATTACATCTTCACCTACTACTGTACAATCAGATATTATAAAAACAACGGGATTAGGGGGAACAGAAACCATACTAAATTTACAAACACAAACAATTAGAACGAATATGGATCCCCACTATATGGGGGCTTTTTGGATGGGATATTTATCAGCGGGGGAGAAAGTAACTTGTAGGATAGATGGGACTTCAAATACCCAGCAGGTTAGAGGATCAGCTATGAGCTGTAAAAGAATTCACTAAACCCCCGTACTATATTTTATATTATATTATGACTCAAGAAAAGAAAACGATAATTTCTAAAGAAACTCTAATGCCTTTGGGATTAGTTATTATTATTTGTGGTGGCGTAGTTTGGATAAGTACGCAACTTAGCGGAATTAACTATAAACTTGATATGCTAGAAGCAAAGCTGGAAGACCAGTGGACTAAGCGAGATATGGAGAATTGGGGTCTCAAGCTTAAAATGCAAAACCCGGAAATCAAAATACCTAATATAGATAATTAATCTATCATGTGATTTTGTTTTGCAGCTCTAATTAATCTCCACATATAATTATCTTTCATTGTAGATAAGACGGTTATAATATTGGTTAGTTTCTTTAGAGTTTCCTCACTAACTGTCTTTTTTTCGATTATTCGATTAATATCTTCTACAAGAGTCTGTAGACTGATTCTCTCTTCTTCAGAGATAACGAACATTTGTTTTTCTATTGATTGTCTTGTTTTCATCGGTTTATTTTTATTTTCCTATCCCAGGAACTAATTGTGAGCCCAATTCTTGATTTGTGAGGGGCTAGGTGCTTAATAGGCAGTATTGCATGAGGGTAATTGCTATCAAAAATTACTAATCTATTAAATTTGTAAGGAACTTTAATCCAAGAATTATCCAAATTCTTCTCTAAATCATAGATATTGTTGTAAAACACGGTAGTTTCCTCAAAGGCGTTTAGATTTATAGCTAATTCTCCACCTTCCAGGTTTTCTGAGTCTCCTAAGTAAATAACTGCTGTATTTTTTGCAGGGGCTATTTCTTCTGCAAACTCATCACAATCAACATGATGATTTAGGTGGTTTATATCCTTTGTTAGGACATTAACCCAGGCTTCGTATCCTTTTCCAGAGAATCCAATCTCGTAAGTACAAATATCTTTAATGATAGAACAAATTAAATTATCTGTTCGTGAATTGTAGTTTCCCCCGAAAACATACTTGTGAGGAAGAAAGTCTAATTGCCAGGACCCAGAATAATGAAAATATTTGTATAATTCATCTAAAATATCTGTATTTTTAATGAAATTATCAATTATTTTTAACATATTCTAACCTCATGTCCTTCTTTTTCATAGTATCTTTTCCTTGAATAAGAGTGTTTTTTAAGGTATTTTTCTTTATCTAAAAAATCATAGATATATACAACCTCCTTACTATCGTGCCTCCTAAGTGCCCGTCCTAAGGCTTGTAATGTTGCTATTTCAGATTTCATTCCTCTGGCGTTGATGAAATGTGTTATTTCCTCAATATTAATCCCTGTTTGGAGGATTTTAGTGCCAATGAGGACGCTAGAATCTCCGCATCCTCTGAATCTAGAAATAGCGTTATACCTTTCTCCGATTGAATCAGCCCCTTCGAGGAACTCACAATCCCGTCCAAGTACTTGCTCCAAGGCTCTTCCGTGAGCAAGTGACTTGGTAAGAATAAGGATGCGGCTTCTTTTGTTTTGTTTTCTAATATCATCTACTATCTCCGTTATAATTTTATTTCGTGCTTTGTTATTCACAATATACTCTTCGTATACGTCTAAGTAGCCCATATCATCATCTAATCCACTTGCAGTATAAGGTCTGTTAATTAATTGGATTATAGGTTTTGTTAGATTTCCTGAGGTGATGAGGGAAGCGGTATCCACAACCTGTAGAACGTCCCCTAAGGCTCCTTCTAGGTTGTGTCTTGGAATAGGGTCATTCGGAGGCGTTGCTGTGAATCCAAAGCGGTAGAGAGCCTTAGGGAAGCTCCTGAGAGCAGCAAGGGTAGTCTTCCCGTTAGAGAACTCATGGCACTCATCAACCATTAGAACTTGGGTTTCTTCCAAATGAGTGTCGAGGATCCTTTCAATACTTTGGACAGTGCAAAGCATAATATCCCCATAAATAAAACCCTCACCATAACAAAGGCCAATATTGTCCATCCCACAAGCTTTAGTAAGAAAATCATAAGTTTGTGTTAGTAGTTGTTTTGCGTTGAAAAGAATTACCATCTTTCTGCCTTCCAACGCTTTGATTAGCCCCGCCATGATTAAAGTTTTTCCTGAACCAGTAGGGGATTTAATAATACCCCTCATCTTATCTAACCCCTGTTTAATAAGCTCCTTTTGATAATCATAGTAGGTAAATCCAGAGATCTCATAGGAAGCTAGTAACTTACCATCAGACATATCTCCTGATCCCCAAATCTCTGGCTCACAATCAATCTTCTTTAAATCTATGAGGAGCCTAGATAATAACCCTGTTTTAAAAATACCTGATTTAGATATAAAGTGAGTTTTCCCATCCCATTGTCTTCGCTTGTATGCAGCCGTGTATTCGGCACCTTGGACTTTATAAGAATAAAGTTCGTATAAAGCTTGAAAAAGATCTGGGTTATCTGTTTCTATACGGGAATTTAGTATATCTATATGAATCTTCATCAGACTATTATAGTTTAGAAATCCTATCCACAGGAGATGTTATGCTACACAATAATCCGCAGAATGACGCTGCAAAACAAAAAATTGTAGAGGATCTTTTAAAAGACCTACCCAGCGATACAGCTATCGAAGTTAATCTTCCTTCAGAGAACCGAGTTTATGAGCTAGAGGACTCTGATGCTCCAATTACTTTACGCCCTATGACCTTTGATGACGAAAAAAGTATTGTAAGCGCAAAAAAAGATCAAGATCCCGTAAATCTAATTCTTCAAAGATGTACTACAAATATTAGTATCAATACTTTATTGCCTATGGACAAGCTTTATCTTATTATGAAGCTTAGAGAAATCTCTTATGGGGATGATTATAATGTGTTACTTCTGTGCCCATCTTGCAAAGCAGAGAATCCTTCAGTAATCAAATTATCAGAACTTAATGTCAACCCTGTTCCAGATGATTTTGAAGACCCAATAACAATAGATTTTCCTAGTATTAATAAAAAAGCTAAAATTAGGTTACCTAGAGTTAAAGACGAACATCTTTTTTCTGATGCAGCGGGTGCGTTAGAGCAACTTTGGAGATTTGTAGTGGATATTGACGGACATTCCGACAAGTCTATTATTGCTGCGGTTATTGACAAATTGCCCATTAGAGATGTTCGAGGCATCCTAAACACCATAAAGTCCGATTACGGTGTTGACACTAAGATTAAATTTGTATGCAAGGACTGTGGAGGGGCAGCAGTCATGGACTTGCCAATCGACGCAAATTTTTTCGATGTGAACTAGATGAAGTAATAGATGTTGATTCTCTTCTTCTAGAAGCCTATATACTAGTAAAGCGAGCAAATTTTACATATTCCGATGTAAAAACTATGTCTCGTACAGAGCGAACTATATTTTTAAAGCTTCTTAGGGAAGATCTAGAGAGAGAAAACGATGCAATTAAACGGAGTACCACTAGTTGATAGGTTTAATCGCCCAAGTGTTGAGGGTAAAGTGGCGATTAGAACAATGTTTATTAATGACGGAGAATTTTATGATCCTTATGATGTTAGTGCTTGCACTATATTCGCTAAGTTATCAAACGCTACTCCAAGCTCTATTGTTGATGTGGATGACGGCCTAATCAAGAGTGATGCTACTTCAGTAGTTTTAATGAACTTCAATATCTCAGGGGATCCTGATAATGCTAATGGTCATGATGGGGTACATCCCAGGGTAACTAGTCTACGAATGACAACACCAGACCAGCAAACCGCTAATCTTTTATGGAACCCTCCCTATGTACCAGGGGATCGGGCAAGTGGAATTTTTAGAGTGGGCGTAGGAGACTATGTTGCTGTTCTAGATGGTAGTATAGACTTATCGGGTACTTATGATATACGATATCCGTATCAAGGTGGAATTGAGGTAGCTAATGCTGCGTCTGCCGTTCAGGACTATATTGATGTTTGGACCGTTAAGATGGCTCAAGGCTCTGAGTACCAACTGTTTATTAATAACTTCAGTCTCTATAATGATACCTTCACTACTATTACTGAACCCCTACTAATTACTACTCGCAATAAGTTACTCAACAAAAACTTAAGATATGGTGAGCATTTAGATATGAAGATTACTACGGATATAACAGTCCAAAATAATACTCTTCCAGAGGAAACAAAAAATATATTACGAGATTACCAGATAACTAATCCGCAAATCAAGATTGAGAGAGTTAATGAAGATTCCATTAACCAGCCTGCGAGGACTGAAATTACACCATATGTAGATGCTAATCTTACAACGGAAAACACTATTCTTTATAGTTTTAATACTACTAGTTTAGTTAATGTTGTTCCAGCGGGGACATATATTATTACTGCTAAGTATTCTTATTTAACTCAGGATTTTGTTAGTCCACCGTTCTATTTTACTATTACTTGAATTTAAATAATATTTTTTAAAAAACATTTAAGAGATAGCCTAGATATGTTAGAGGAAAAATATTATGCCTACTACACCTTCGATACCTGATCCTATCCAACCCAATCCTAGCACCAACCAGGGATTGAATACTTCTGGAGATTCTAGTTCCTGTGAATTTGCCGATTGGCATGTTTCAACACAAGTACTAAATGGTATGTGGAAGAGGGTTTTTGTTTACGATACCTCCCCTACTCACTCTAAAGGAGTCCTGTCTGGTAGTCCTGAAATTCTTTATAGTTATCTTGACGTTAATTATTCAGTGCAAGTTACTGAAGAAAAAGAGAAAGCTTCTTACTGTAGTGGCTTGTATAGTAAACAAGGACTATCACTATTCAGTGACAGCACTACAGGGGGGTTAGGACTTTCAGGAACACTAACAACTAGTTCTGTAGGGTATACTCGCAGAAAATGGGTTCTAAACGAAGACACGGAAACTCACTGCCAGCAGACAGGCAATGTTGTTGTTGGAAAGATCCCAGGAGCTTACGATCCTACTTACGACACAGCAGCTACTATGGGATCCCATGTGGCGCAAATTCTAATGGCTTGCGAAAATAGTTGCCCAACATTTAGACAGAGCTTAGTTGATTATTGATTTTATATTCAAAATTGTATGATTGAGACATTTTCTTAACCCAAGAAAATAAATCTTGATCTTCTATGTGTGCTTCGTTCCAATCTTTGTATCCCGAGGGTGGAGGGCAAATTTCAAAGCCCTCCACCCTCATTTCTTTCCTAACTTCGTCAAACCTCTCAATTCCTCGCTGACCAGCCTTGTCACTGTCATACCCTAGTATAATTTTTCCCTTGTAGGTAGATAAAATTTCAGCTTGGTAAGGACTAACATAATTCTTCATGGTAGCAGTAGCATTCACTCCTTGCAGTTGCAAGGCTATAGCATCTAAAGGCCCTTCGCAGACTACAAGGGAATCAGCAGTTTCATCATAAGGATACAGTATATCGGAGGGCCTGGGAGCAATATCAGTTGAAGGGTTTAAGTATTTCGGGGATTGATTATACAGAGCGCGAGCTTGAAAGTAAAATACGGTTTTATCGTCTTTAAAGGGTATAATGATTCTATCTGCGAATTTACCTTCCGTGCAAAGGTAAAAAGGGGTCTCTCCTTCTTCAATTTCTAAATTAAATAGTTTACGCCCAAATAAGAAGTTCCAAGCATCCAAAACTTTTTGATCTTCTGAGAGACCTGAGGTTACAGTGATTGGTATCAGCTTACTTGTGTCCAGCTCTAGTTTGTTATCGGACCTATCTAATTCGGGAAGTTCTTCCCCCAAGAATTCAAAGTTCCTAATAATAAGATCTCTCTGAGCCCTGAAGTAAGGAATGTTTTCTGCCTCTGCATACAGGCGAACAAAATTCCCTGACCTTCCAGTTTTAAAGCACTGCCAAAGACCACTATCTACATTGACGCTCATGTGCTTCTTCCAGTCATGCTCTGAGAATAAGGACTGCATAATAAACTCTCTCCCGCCAGCGGAGAGTTTTCCGATATGCCCGAAGTTTTCGTTCAAGTAGTCTCTAATAAACTGAGGTGCTATAATGTACATAAAAACAATTTCCGAATCTAAGTTCCAAACATTTAAACAATGTCAACTGAAATACCGTTATAGGTATGTTGATCGGCTTCCTGAGCCCCCCGAAACCAACACTGAAGCTCTTCACTTTGGGTCATATATTCACAAGATCCTTGAAGATGGAGTGAACGCAAAATCCCAAGAGGAGATGAAGTTGATTGCTGAAGAAGTAAGAGGCTCATACAAGGTATCAAAGAAGTATGAGGGCAAGGATTTAAAATGTATCGACAATTTTCTTAAGTTTAATCCCAAGCTGGCAGAGACGGGAGTTACGGAACTCGTCTTTGAAGTTCCCGTAAAGGATGACATAACTCTGAATGGAATTATTGACCGTGTAGTAAAGGGTGAGGATGGAGGATATCTTATAATTGATTATAAGACTTCAAAGAGGGAAAAAACTAAAATTGAACTTTACCAGGATACCCAGCTTAAAGGATATGTTTACGCTATCAGTAAACTATACAAAGTTCCGATTTCAAGTATTGTTGCTGCCCATTACTACCCACTAACAAATAACTTTGTTCATGTACAATACTCAGTACCCCAAATTAATGCTCATGTAAGGAAGATCGTTGATGAGGTCTGGAAGATCCGCAAGAAGAAGAAGGAAGAAATGAGGGCTAGTAGGAACGAATTTTGCTCATGGTGTGCTTATAAGACTGCTTGCCCTGAATTCTGTACCATGCATCAAGTACAAAAAACAATAGATGAACTAAAGGCTACGAAGAAAAAGAAGTCTTAGGGTAAGTACCATATATAAAGGGATGATAGATATCTATCTCTATGGAAACAAAGAAGTTAGTTACTTGTTCTGGCGAGTACTTACATTTCTTTGTAAGATAATTATAAAGCATTTCTAGCTTGATAGGTTTTTGTTTGCTCATGGCATCCAGAACTTTAAATTGAAAGTGCTTAACAAACTTTTCAGAGTATTTATGTCTCCATTTTTCTACAAACCCATAACTAAGCGTTTCATTGATTAGATCAAGAAAGTCTATAATCTCGATGTCTAGGTTATTACTCATGATTTAATATTTATATATTATATAAGAGCATGGCGAAATTTTCAAAACAAATTCAGAATTTTTTAAAAGAAGTTGGGGCACATCCAGATCTTCATGTACAATCGGTCCCTAAAACCGACTCTTGTGCAGTACCTGGAGATGTAGTATTTTTTAGGTATAAGTTAGGTACAGGAGTGGGGAGTAGGAAGGCTAGGTTATTATTGGTAACCTTACCTATTACCAGAGTAGCCGGGACAGGCAATTTGTTACTAACAGGATTCAAACTACCTGAAGATGGCAATTATACTCCAGAATCTTTGGAAACCCTATATAAAAATGGGAATTTACCTCTCGATAATTTTAGAACCTATATTATGAGTAACATATTTGGTCATCTTAGAAGAATAAGGAAGTAGAAATGGTATTACCTGTAGTAGGCACAGTAGTAGGAGGAGCTTTAGATGCCACGATGGGGCAAATGATAAAAGCTATAGATAGTTTAAAATCTACTATAGTTGATAGCATTGCATTCGCAGATAATGCTCAAAAAGCGTCTCTAGCTTTAGGCCAAACTTATAAAGATACTAATGATTCTTTAGGTCCTACTATGGAAAATCTTAGGGGGGATATGAATGAGCGTTTTGCTGCTGCAATTGTTGGTCTGGAGGTGGGACTTCAAGGAAGTACGCAAGGTATTGCTAGGCTAGTTAATCAACAAAGATTAACTGGAACTCAATCAGCTAATACAGCTAAAGCCTTTGCAGGGTTAGAAGCTACTTTAGGGTTATCGAGAGAAGAGACTAATAACTTGGCAGCAAGTTTAGTAGTGACAGGTGAAGAATGGCAAATTAGTACTGATAATTTAGTAGGTGCGATAGATTCACTAAAAGCCACCTTCCCAGCGCAAGCTCTTGCTGGAATGGGAGATAAAGTCCAAGGAGCTATGGTTCAATTACAGGCTGAATTAGGCCCTCAGTTGGCAGGACCGCTCAGTAATGTAATGAAAATGGTTATGGATACAAGCATGGAAGGTTATGAAAAGCTAACCATGCTTGGTATTGGAGATGTGAGAGAACGCCTGTCTGCGTCTCAAAATGCTACAGAAGCACAAGAAATATTAAAAAATGCAATGGTTACTGCATCGGATAATTTTAAGAACGTTGCAGGAAACGCAGAAGAAGGGTTTTTCCAGATAGGTATTGCTACTGAGCTATTTGGACAGCAAGCTATTAATTTTACGACTGTTGCTGATAATTTTGGTGTTAGAGTAAAGAGAGAAGCAGAGGAGTCAGATAAATTTGCTGATTCTCTAGAGGTTCTGCGAAGTGAAATTCTTCAACCGTTTGCTAAAGCTGTTGCTGAAAATGTCTTCCCTATACTGCTTAAACTTGTTCCATTTTTTCAAAAAGCTATTATCGCTGTAGTTCGTGGGCTAAGGATAGGTCTAAACTTGTTAGATCCTGCATGGAAGTGGCTTAAAAATTCTATAATGGAAATTTCAGATATGTTCACTTCTAGTAGTGACAATATTAAGACTGCTATTCATTGGGGTATTGTTGTTCCTGTGGAAAGTGTAAAGTTTGTTTTTGGTAGTTTAAAAGCAGGAGTAGGAGTACTACTTTTAGGACTAATGAAACTTGCAGAAGGTATTGCGAGAGTAATAGAAAAGATTAGTAGTTTCTTTGGAGGGAGCCTTGAAGTAAATGAAGATCGTGTAAAAAAAATGCAGGATTTTGCCCTAGCTATGATTGAAAGCGGGGGAGATACTGCACGGTCCTCCTGGGATAGGATTACCATGGATTCTGAAAAATCTGGTGATAAGGCGCTAAAAGACTTGTCCGATTCATCTAAGATGGGTAATCAATTACTTGGGGGCATAGATGAAGACATGACTAAAAACTTTGCTACACTTGGGAAAATAGAAAAAAATACAAAAAATATAGATGATAAGACCCCAGAACTTGTAATATCCCGGCCTAAATTTTTAGATGAGACTGCGGTAATGCTAGGGGAAAGTATAGAGAGGATCCTTGGTGTAGGAGGGGATACCACTCCTGAGGAATCACTAGAAGAACAAAAAACTCAAACATCCCTCTTGGCTGGTATTCTAAACACAGCAGGAGGAGTAGGAACCCCAATTCTAACGGAGATGGAATAATGGCATATATTGTAGATAGGAAGTTACCCGATAGAACAAAACTTATGTTTTACTATCCTAAACCTACGGAAGAGTCCGATTATTATGTTGTAGGACTTCCTTTTTTTGAGAATGTTAGTATAAAAGAATCCAAAAAAGCTAGGTATAAAAAATATTCTCTAATATCTAGGTCTAGTGACCTTTATAGCTATTTAGGAGCTAATTCCAGACAATTATCTTTAGCGTTCACTATCACGTTACCTCACATCGTAGATCTTCATGATGATATAACTTTAGATAAATATATAAATTATCAATCAGATAAAGAAAATTTTGAAGCAGAAAAAAAGAAATTTTTAAAACCTTATGAAGCCCTGACTGGGGAGACTGGGATGGCTTTTAAATTAGGAACTAAGTATACTCAAGATTTAGCTAAAGATACTGCAAAAACTGTTCTGATGAATGCCACCATAACTAATTCTCTAAACTTACAGGATAAGCATTTTATTCAAAGTCGCTATGGAATTAGTGAGGGGGATATGAATACTATAAATACTTTGGGGAATGTAACTAAAAATTGGGTTGGTAATCCCTTATCCACATTTGATGGAGCAGCTACGGCAGCTAATGTTGTAAATGCACAGGAAGCAGCACAGAAGGAAGCAAAACTTAATATTGAAAATAACCAAGACTTGGAACTCCGGTATAGGATAATTGATATTATTATTTACTGGACTAATATTATTAGATCAAGTGTAGTTAATTATTCTAAAAATCCTATTTATGGGCCTCCAATTATTAGATTGAGACACGGAATTATGTACCAAGATATTCCATGTATTTGCACAGCGTATTCTATTGATTATGACGAGGCAGCAGGGTATGACGTTAATACATTATTGCCTCGTAGAATAAAATATACTATGAAGTTAGAAGAGATTAGAACAGGTGATTTCGGAGAGTTCGACCCAGCGGATATTATTAAGAAAGATAACCTAGCTGGTTGGGAAGCTGTGGTTACAGGGGATACTCATAGCATGGATCCTGGATACGGAGGGATTCTCTAATGGCTTCTAAAGGGAACAGTAATGGTCCATATGTTTATGATGTTAAAGAAGTTAAGCACAGAGGAGTTACTACTACTACAATAGTGAATACTCCAATTTTTGATTCTTTATTATCAGATTTAGGTACAGCATATAGGTATGATGTTGGGTACGTTCCGAATGGATATCAACATCGACCTGATCTAATTTCTAATATATTTTATGGAAGTCCTAGGAACTGGTGGTTATTGATGCTTGTAAATGGCATTAGTGATCCAAATGAAGGCTTTAAACAGAATGACAGGATACTTATACCTAAGTTAGCATGAGAATCCCTACAACAAATGTTATTATTGGTTTCGATAGAAAAATTATGGAAAGATTTTTCAGTAATGGGGCCACTTATACAAGTTTACTCAAAGGGCTTAGTTTGAGTGGGCAAGATACATTACTTTTTGATAACGAATCTAATCCTAATTTTATTTCTTTTGAGCATTCTTTAAATTTTGGAACTGGGATGAGAATGAAATTAGAATTCATAGATCCTAAAGGCCAGTTCGAAGAAAGATACATAAGCGATAATATAATAAAAAATATAGCAGGATTTGAACATAATGATCCAGGAAATAAGGATATAGATTCTTTTTCAGAGGAAATAAACAAACAAGTTGAGGAGTCTCAAAAAGAATATTCAAAAGAAAATTTTTTACTATATGCCAATGAGTATAAGAAACATTTTGGGACTAAAGAAATTTATGTTGCTTATGGATCAGGAGAAAATTTAAATCTTTGGTCGGGACCACATAGGACCATATTACAGGGAGTTGATATTGATGTTGCAGGACCAAGAAAAATTACAATTACATTAGTTCCAACTGACCAAGCCCTTCAAATGTCCCACCGTCGAGGAGCATATAATGAACTAGTTAATTTAAATTTAGCTGGACTTAGGATGCAATTTAGAGGGCAGTCAAAAAAAATTAAATTTGCTACACCAGAAGGAGAGAGGAGCACTGCACTTTATAGTCCGTTGCATTATTATGATTTAGGGGAAAACTATTCAGATGACGTAGAAAAAGACACAGAAGAATTAAAAAGTTTTCTACAAAATGCAGATTTAGCTGATTTGGCCTCTAATCTAGGAGACTTTGATTTTCATTCGATGATTGTGGATGCTTTAAGAAATTATATACAGCAAGCTACAAATAATCCCAATGTTATTGTACTTCTTCCAAATATAAATCTCATTTGTAGAAAGTATTTAAACGAGATGGTAAAAAATTCTAGATCTACTTTATCAATAGCAAAAAAATCATTAGAAATTACTTTTGGAAGTTTTGAAAAATCATCAGAGTCTAAGAACTATTCTATAATTAAACAAAAGGAGCTTGCAAAAAAAGAATGGTTTGTGAGTTATTTTCTTCAAAGTTTCAATTGTAATCTATACTCACAGTCTAAAATTTCAAATTATCTAGCGGCACTTCCTAACTTTGTATTGGGAAAGTTTCTTTATACGGAAAAGAAAAAGGATTCTGTAGCTAGAGGAAAAGACTATTTTCTAAATAGGGATTTTTATGCTGTGCTTGAACAAAGTGATAGTGGAAAAATACCTGATCATATGAAGCTGGTAAAAGGGGTTCTTAACAAGATAAAACTTCATTCAAAGGAGGAGTATCAGCTAGTGCCAGCGTATTTTTCAGAAACGGATACCAGCATTCTTAATTTCTGGTCTACAAAAAAGGGAGAAGGATTCCCATGCTCTATTTTCCCAACTCTAGGAGGGTATGATAATTTTAATGCTGAGAAAGAGGCTATTATCGTGGGAGATTTAGCTCTAATTCAAAATTACTTATATAGCAAGATAAATTATGAAAAAGCTTTAACTAGTATATCAGAGTATAAAAACCAAGCCGTGGACTATAAAGGCCAACAGGAAACCCATGAGACTTATTTTCCAAAGCCTCAAAACCCGTATCAAGATTTTTTAAAACCTGAAAGCAAGTACATAACTGCATCGAAGGGTTTTTTATCGGCTGCTGCAAAAGAGATACCTTTACATCCTCTTGATAAAATATTACTAACTAATTCTCAATATAGAAATAGAATGCGAAGTTATGTATTTCCAAAATATAAAAAGGGGTCCTCAGGGGCTTTTGGGGATACTGCATATTTGCCTGATGTATTTGCATACGAGGACGTTAACCTGTCTAAAAAGCAAAAAAAGTATATCCAAGATAATAATATCCCTGTATTCAGATATAACACTCAAAATCCTAATGTAATAGATATAAACTTTAAATTTGGGTCAATTTATTTTGCAAACTTACTTATGGGATTCAAAAAAACAATAGAAAGAAAAGCCTCTGGCGTAGCAGCAGGAATTTTGCCTGTAGGAAATGGATCTTTTCCTATAAGAACTAAAGGTGATGCTATAGCTTATGTTAAGTTAAAAGAGTTTACTTTAGGTTTGGATGAAAAAGAGCGAAATAATTATTCGACTGAGTTAGCAGCATTGATGACTCCAGATCTCGTTAGTTCTATAGGTAAAAGTACTCCTGAAGAAGCAGCGGATTGGGTAGCAACATTTATAAAGGAATCAAAAGAAACAAAGTATAAAGGGCATGTGTTGATAGATCAATTATTGCCAGGAAATCCACAAAGTATTATGACTGATTTTATGGAAGAGACCTATAGAAAAGCCCTTCAAATGCAAATTAAAACCCTTCCAACTTTTCATTTATCAAATATTTATAACATAAATACAGACACTCTTGTTTTCGCCCAGGACGCTAAAATTGCACAAACCTCTCCCCCAGAAAGAACTCTAATTAATTCGTTTTATAGTGGTATTTATAAAATAATGGGGTTCCGGCATATAATTAATTCTGGAAGTGCCCACTCAGAATTTAAATTAGTTAAGAATGTTGCAAAGTATAATATAGAGGAAGAAAGTCGAGAGGATTTATAAATGGCTGAAATAAATTTTAATACCGATATATCATTAGCAGAAGTTAGGGATACTGTTGATGTTACTCGTAATGGATCGTTCTTAGCATATGTAAACATATTGGATCAAGAACAGATAATACAATATGTAAGTCCTTATGCAAGTAATGGAGCGGGGGCGTTTATATCTATCCCAGAGGTAGGAACTTTGGTTTTAGTTTGTCAACCAACTAGATCGGGAGAATGGTATTACCTAGGGTCTACTTTTAGCCCAGAGCCAGAACAAGTTGAAGGGGCAAAAATTCCTGACGCTGATTTGTATCCTTTAGAGAGGGCTAATTCTAGAGTATACGAAGCCAGGGGAGTCCCTATGCGCCAGCAGTTCAAGGGGAGTAATGGTGGGGGGCTTACCATGTCCGAAGAGTACAATCCCACGTTTATTAGTAAAAAGACGGAACTTACATCGGAAGTTAATAAAAAAGTTAGTTTAATTGATAGTCCTGCTATTGATTCAATTATACTAGACTCAGGAAATGGGTCCAGAATTACACTTAGCGATAATCCACAAAATCAAAGTATTCCTTCCCGAGCTATACAGGTTGAAACCGTAGGGCCACAGAAATATATTAATGTTGAATCCCAAACGGATGTAGTTGTTGTGGATGGACGAGAGCTTCAAGTCCTTAATAATTCTACAGGAGCTAATGCTCCAGAAGGAGATCCAGATAAAGCAGGAAATGTTAATATTCAAAGTAAGTGGAAAGATATTAATGTCTTTACTCAGGCAGAGCAGGGAAGAATTTTTATTGAATGTCTAAATGAGGGGGGTGATAGCCAGCTAATTCAGATTGAGACTAATGGTACTGGGGGAGCTATTGTTATAAAAACGAAAGGAGACATTCGATTGGACGCAGGAGGGAATATAGATCTAACAGCAGGGAACCAGATAAGAATGAAGAGCGGGGCCGACTTTAGTGTAGGAAGTGGGGGAGCTGTCCAAGTAAAATCTTCCTCTGATACTAATATTGATGGGGATAAAATTCATTTAAATAGTGGAAATGCCTCTCCAAGTACCCCATCAATTCAAGGTCAGGAAAGTACATATGGAAACACTGGTATTACTACATACTAAGAGATTATTATGGCATCATTTGATTTAGAAACATTCTTAAAAGTACAAGGGCAAACAGGAACGGGAGCGTTTCAGGCTTTGGGTATGTCATATGGGATGCCTAGTTGTATGCTTAATTTGGCTTCAGGAGCTATGGGACTACTACCAAGTTCTGTTTTGAGTAGTATGCAAACCCAAATTATTGCAGGAAAATCCAAGGCCAATGAAGTAACCAAAGAAGTATTTAAAAAATTAATGCTCAATACAGGTATTATTGAGTTTGATACAGAAACAGGGTTATTAAAGTTCGGGTCTGATACTGCTTGGATGGGGATTGATAACGATAGTACACAAACTAAAAATAACTTAGCTGGTTTATTGGGGGCATTTCAATATGCGAACTCAGTAGGTGCTCAACTTTATCAAAATTACACAGATATAGATAATCAGCTTGAGTCAATTCAAGACTGCTTAGATAAATATAACAAGCTTCAATCCTTCCAGTCAGGAAACTCCGCTGACGAAAAAGCTACACTATCTCCTCAAGAAGCCGATGAGTTGTTTAACACTGTTTACGCAGGGGATAAAGCTCAACTTGAATCTGCTAGTAATTTTATAAAAAAGTGTGATATTAAAATTTCTGAAATTAATACGATTCTTGAGGAGAGAAGTAATGATCCCTCTCTGGAGCCATGCCTGTTAAACTCCTCAGAGTTAGACCCCTATCTGAGTAACACTAACTTTACTAGATGCTCACCACTTGACCCAGCGATGGCAGACGATGCTATGGGAGTTGGGGAGGAGGTGTTTAGGCTAACCTATGGCCCTCCTATCTCTGTTGCTGGTCAGTATGTGCTAACCTCAGACGGTCTTTACTACGATTCCCAGTCAGGAGGGTTGGACCCTATTTACTTGGCTATTTCTGGGATTATACCAGTAGGGGATAAGTGGAAATATGATTTTGACCCTAATTTAGGAGGCAAGGGGCAAGCTATCTCAATAAAGTCTCTTAGTAAGTTTACGGATAATATTTTTGATCCAGAAAGAATTGATGATAGCAAGGGACTTCAATTATACTATGACGAAGACCATTTCCTCTCTGTCCTTCAACAACAAAGAAATAAGCTAGTTTACGATTTATCTTCCGATCTACAAGCTTATATTGATGAGTTTAGTGAAGATTCCTCTATCGTAACTAATCAACGAAATTTAATTATATCTGAAATTGCTAATCATAATAATAAAATCAATAGAAGGAAAAAACAAATTGAAGTTGCTGTAAAAGCTCCTCAGATTTATGGGGATTCTGTGGGACCAAAGTTTCCTCCTGGAAAGATTCCTATAAATGATTTTTCCTACTTAGCTGATTACAATTTAGATGTAGATCTAGAAAAACAAAATGCTTTGATTTTTAATCAAGCTGATGTAGTTGGGATAGTATTACCTATTAATGCTAAGTTTGCTAAAACAAGTGCCAAGCCTACCTCCCTGTCCTTTGAGCATTTGAGTATTCCTACAGTAGGTAAGGGGTCTATTTTGTACTCCCCTTCATCAACTCAGGCGGGAACCGTGCTATCTTTAAATGATCAAATTACGTCAGATAGCTTGTTCGCTATATACAACTTTTTAGAGACTGATTTAGAACTTCCGTCCTCTACAAATTTTCAAGTTACTAATTGTGCAACTGAGGATATGTACAATAATGCTCAATTAGTTGCCACATCCAAAAGATCCGTATTTGTCTCAGGATTAGGAATTCCTTATTTTGAAGGTATTGTAAAAAACAAGTATCCTGATACTACGGCTGCCTCTGCGTTGGGGTCGTATGTCAAACTTCCTGATAATAAAGAATTCCGAGATCTAACTTATTCTTCCTTGGGATTTACTATGGAGTGTTGGGCACATGTTCCTAATATTACAGATGCAGGAGTAGGGTGGCTAAGTGCCACAGCCTCTTCTTTAACCAAGGTTATTCTAGCAAGCGATAATGTAGGTAATGCTTCTGGAGTTTCTGCTCTTGATCATACAGGTGCAGAAAGAGACTTGGACTACCTAAACAATGATAGGGGAGAGCAATTTGTTAGGGGGATGGTATGTGGATTCACTAGGGATAGAAGGATCACCGAGGCAGGATACTCTTTAGGGTTATCAGGGTATAGTAATAGTAATCACGATAATGATCCCGCTTCTTCTTTAAGTTTCTTTATAGCCCCTACGCAATCCAGAGACCTATCTTCTGCTTCTTGGGTTAACAGCGATGATTGCCAGGACTTACCTACATTTTACAAAATGAAAGTGGACCTATCTGCTACTGATTTTGGGAATGTCTCTTCGCAGTTTGTATTAATTGATGTTACTTGCGATCCCGCTACGAATACTATTAAGATGTTTGCAGATGGGGCACTAGTTGCTACTTCTTCAATATCGGATGTATTCGGAGTTACTCCCAATATTCCTCCGAGTCTCCCCTCTTTTAAAAAGCCAAACAGTTTCCAATACTCGTCAACGACTGTTGACGGGCCAGATATACTAAAACAAGGCCCTCTTTTAAATCCCTTCTATACTCCTTGGATAGTTGGAGGTGGTTATACTGATGGTATGTATAAATACGGAAACTTTTTAGGGGGAGATAGGAGTGGAATTACCAGTGGGTTGCGTGGACACTTAGGAAGTTTAAAATTTTACTCTAAAGCACTAGATAATGCAGAGGTTTTAAAAAATTACAAAGCTCAAAAAGGCTTCTTCAAGAATATTAAAATGTGATGGCTGCTAACCAGGAAGTTATTGTATATGGGTCAATCTCCCCGAGATACAACAAACAAAGTATTACTTCTCAGAAGCAAGAAGTATATGGTTTATCCTTTCCTTTAGGTTCAGCTAGTGATGGATCTTTCTTTACTAAAAAATCTGGAATTAATATGATTAAGGAAGCGGTAACCCAACTTTTACTAACAGAGCGGGGGGAGAGAATAATGCTCCCTAATTTTGGATGTAACCTAAGAAAATATTTATTTCAGCCGTTGGATGAGGGTACTTTTGAAGGCATTAAAAGGGAGATTCAGTATTCATTCAAAAACTATATTGTAGGTGCTAATATAGCAAAGCTGGCTGTTTTCCCTTTGGGAGAGGCTGGCCCAGCAGGGGGAAACTCCCTTAAGGTAGTCTTGAGCTTAAAACTAGATACCGCTGATTTAGAAATCTTTGACGTTGAGGTGGATATATCATGAATTTTTCAGGAACTATAGAATCGGACTTTATGAAGTTAGCAGAGGTGCCTGTACGCAAAAGGCCCTCTTTAATAAATTTTGCGGCTACCGATTTTTTAACTCTTAGAAATTCTTTAATTGATTACGCAAAAGCAGTCTACCCTAGGGATTATAAGTATTTCGTTGAATCAGATCTTGGAATGATGTTTCTAGAATTAGTAGCTTATATGGGATCTGTTATGTCCATGAAAGCAGATATGTTAGCAAACGAGAATTTTTTAGCAACTGCAAATCAGAGGAGTAGTGTAAAAAAATTACTGCAATTGATAGGGATTAGGATGAAGGGGCCACTCTCCTCCGCTGCTGATGCGATGCTTACCTCAGGGACTACCTTAGGTGCTAGTGTGAAAATCCTTCCCTCTTCTAGAACGATAGAGACTACATCACCCGAGGACGGTGGAGCGGTTACATTTACTTTGTACAAGGTAGTTAACGGGTTAGTTGATACTGCAAATCAAACGGGAGATATTGACTTAGCCTTGTCCGAAGCTGTAGGATCCCCAAAAACTGTTTTTGAAAATCTTGTTCTACAAGAAGGGGCTCTCGTTAGAGACACGGGGAGTTTCGCAGCTACTGAAGGTGTTAAGACGATTAAATTAACACAGGGGCCTGTTGTTGAGGGAAGTGTGCAAGTATTCACTGAAGGCCCAGATGCCTCAAAAACAGGAGCTTTTGTAGAAGTTCCAAATGTATTTTTTGCTTCCGGGTCATCTGATAAGATTTTCGAAGTTATTTATGATGATGATTTTAACGCTACTGTAGTTTTCGGGGACGGTAGTGTTGGGGTCTCCCCCGATGATACCTCTACTTACTTTGTACATTATCGAGTAGGAGGAGGGACTAGGGGAAATATTGGTAAAGATTCTATAAACACTACAATACTCTCTAGGGTCGGCCAATCTTTAAGTCTTACAAACACTTCTGAAGCCACTGGAGGCTCTAATGCAGAAACTTTAGATCATGCAAAAAGATATGCCCCATTAAATTTTAGACGGCAAGATAGGTTAGTTACTTTGGAAGATTACTCAGTATTTGCTAACACCTTTATCAGCAGTTTTGGGACCGTGGGTAAAGCTACAGCAGCCACTAGACAAGCCTACTCTTCTGCTAATGTTTTAGATATTTACATTTTAGAAAAAGCATCAGATTTTCAGTTACAAAGAGCTACTACCAACTTTAAGACAGAACTTCTCTCTGCGGCGAACAAAAAGAAAATGGCAACCGATGACATCGTTGTTGTAGATGGCTTGATTAGAACTCTGGACCTAGTGACCACCATTAGGATTGATAGAGAAGAAGAGGATAATCAAGATCAAATTAAAGCAAAAGTTAGAGATAAGCTTTTAACTTTTATGAATGTGGATAATAGAGAGTTCGGAGAAGATTTTAGTGTAGCTGATGTAAACCGACAGATCTTTGAAGTCGAGGAAGTGCGATTTTCAACCATAGATAATATTGATCAAGATATAACGATTGATTTTAATGAAATTATTCAACTTAATAACTTAACTATAAATATAGAATTGTTAGATTAATGTCTGATAGTAAGTACACCCCTAATCCTAGAAAATTCTACAAAACCAATTTTGTAGAACTAATTGAACTTATTACTCCTGAAGTTTATAGGACTAAGGATTTTGAATTAAGCGGTACTGAAGTTAGTCCCCTGTCTAAAGTTATTAATTCCCACTTAAATGTTGCTTCAAATATAGCAAGTGTGATTCCGTTATCCGCAGTAGCTAATACTCAGACTAGTAGTTTAGACGAGTTAAATGGTATAGCTCAATATTTTGTAAAGCAAAATGAATTAACAAAAATCAATTCTTACCTGTTTGAAACTAAAATTCTACTACCTTTAGGAAGTACATTAGCAAACTTTGATACAAGTTCTGATTTTTCTAATTACCTATCCGCTACACTACTTCCCAAAATAATCCCTCCTACAACTACCCAGGTTAATCCTCTACAAGCGAATATGGGGACGCTTTCTTCTTTGACAGGAAATGTAAACGCAAGTAGTGTTCATAATTACCTTGTTGACGCTTTGGGCTGGTTTTACTTTTTGAATACCTCAGCGCATGGAGGTTTAGATTATTCTCCATCTAGCTATGTTTTAGAGTCTCTAAACTCTTTATACTTAGGAGGAACTTTAGATACTGCTGATGGCATCAGAGGTCTTGTGGAGTATTTGTGGAAGAACAACGAAACCTGTTCCTTCGGATCATACTTGCCTGAAGACTTTATTTCTGGAACTTTAGATGGAATCACGGAATCTAGTGCGGGGGTTCTGCCCACATATACAAGTGGCACCCAAAAACTTGATGCGCTAAAGACCTTAGTAGATGTAGTTTATTCTCCTCTGTATATCGACCAGCAAGACTATACAGTAAAAACTGCATTCGATAATTATATTGATGCATCTTTGATTCTGGAGAATCGAGTTAACAAAGGTCCTCAAAGAAAGTTTAATACTTTACTTGGTTATGAGTTTGCTGATCTAAGTGATCAAGTAGAGAACATTAATCTAATTTACGATATAGAAAATGTAAGTTCAGAGCAACTGCAATATATCGCAGACTTAATTGGATTTAAGCTTCGAGGAGCTTCCCCCGCAAAATGGCGACATCAACTTAGAATAGCAGTAGATTTATATAAACAATCAGGAACTCTAGGAGCTATTCAAACTGCCATTAATGCTTTAATCACCGATTCCATTTTTGATGTTTCCGGCAAAGTTGAAGAACTATGGGAATCCTATATCCCTTTTCTTATCTGGTATGCTTTGGGTACGGAATCACCATTATTTAAAGATTTGAATACTTGGACTCCTGGATTATCAATAGAGGGAGGAGTGTTCGCGTATAGTACTAGTAGCTTAGATGAAAATATTAAACTGGTTACGGATAGCATACTATTAGATCTATACACATCTTTCCCTGATAATTTTCTGTTCCATGGGAAAAAGTTTGATGTCCCTCAATTATGGGTAGTAGATAATGATGGATGTACAACTGAAAGATATACTATAGTAAATCAAGGAGGTATGAAGCCTTTTCATGTTCATACCGTAGATAGTCCTGGATTCCAAGCGTACAAACAAGATGCTAAACTATTTGGGGAAAGTAACGCTTTTGAGGCTGCAACTGGATTTGGTGTTTTAGGTTCAGGAGTTTACATGGCGGGATTGGAACATCCTTCAACAGGGGAGCGTCCAGTATACCTAAAGCCTGAAGGGGATATAAGTTTCTTATTTAATTACAGAAACAAGACCAATTATCCTATGCCTCCTTTCGAGGATGTCAAGTACTATAGAGATTGCACTGTTACTGCGGACATGGTGGATTTCTTAGTTGAAAGATTAAAATGCTTTAAAGTGAAACCTTCTTTTGCTGATGAAGTTGGAAACTTTATCTTGAGCAGTGCAGTTACAGATGATTCTGATTTAGGGGCCTTAAACGAATTCTTAATGTTGTTTAGTTCGGTGCAAGTTCCATCGAATTTTAATGATGTAATGTTAAGCATTTCTGATTACGAGAAAAACTTGCTAAACTTATGGAATGGCAAATCTTCTCATCTGTTTATTAACTTCAAGGACACAGATTTTGATTTTAGTAAAACTACTCTTGAGGGGGATGGGAGATATGCTTTATATGAAGCCTCTCGAATTGCTAGAGAGTTTTCCCCTGCTCATGCAATTACTAGAGTAAATCTAACAGCCAGTTCTGAGGACTTTTTTAGTACATCAAGTGCGAAGTATCAGTATTTAGGTTTAGATAACGATGATTCAAGAACAGGGTACACTTCAGGCTCGATTCTGTCCAATTTTGAGTGGAGTGGAGTTGACATGGGGGCAGTGTCTCCAGGAACTACAACTGGTAGAGGGGGATTGAATACATTTAAACGTGAAGATGTAGATGATATTAGAGATGTTCTCCTTAGTTCGACTACCGCTGTTTCCCTTGGATCAGTCCCCAGGAGGGCACTAAGAAGACGAAATCTAAAGTACCTTCTACCTCACGAAGGGTACTACGATAGGACGGGCTTCAACGGGCCTGTAAGCTACGATCCCTCTACCTTGGAGGAGTCCATGCCTAGCTCGCTTGGTGAGCTTACGCTGGGTTATGTAGCGTCTGCTGGCAAGTTCTATCCTGTGCTGGATCCCGTGAATCCTTCGGGCGTATGGCATGAATGCGAGAAGCTTGATTCTTCACGACAATTCTCAGGAGTTTATACTAGTGCTACCTTCCCGTATCGAGGGCTTTCTGCATTAGGATCTAATAGTAAGATGCCAGAGATTGCTTCTGCTACTGCGAGATATGTTGATAGAGGGCAAGTCCCCAGGATATACAATACAATGCACCAATTGTTTGAATTAAAAGCTTATGACCAAGGATCTATGCTTTTAAGTTCCACAAGTGTATATGATTCAGATGCTTATTGGAAAAACAATAAACAGAGCTTGGCTAATCTTGCTATTGCTAGTGGGTATGTTTTAAACTCTTTTACAGATTATGAAAACTTTAAGTTTGGCACAGGATTACAGCGAGCACATAGAGATTATTGTAAATATTTTGCAAAACATCCTTTGGGATTGAATGAGTTAGATAAGACAGGGGGTAATTTATTTTCTCAAGTATTTAATTTAGGGTTATTCAATTGTGATTTTGCTCTAGCTGGGTCTGCTGTAGGAAATATGATTGCTTCTACTACGGATAGCGCAAGCGCAATCAATAATGAAAACGTGTGGTACGAGGGCGCAGACGGAACTTACATTGCGGATCAAGCTAATCAGAGCGTGGTTCCCTTATCTGGGACCTGGGTTCAGGGAAATAGATATAATGCGGAATTAAGAAACCCAGCTATTCTTAGCGGAGTAGAATTCTGCGATATCTCTGGAGCACCTTCGGCTAATCAGTTTACTATTTTTAAATTAGATTCTTCAACGGCAACTAAAGGAATGGAGAATACTCTAATTGATAATACTGTGGTTAAATGTAAATCAGTAGGAGGGTTGCCTAGAATTAGGTTTGACCTCTCGGCTTATGGAGATAGACGAAATTACTTTATAAAAGATCACAAATTTAAATTAGATATTAAGTCCTTAGTAGCAGAAGAGAATAGCTCCCTTCTTGGAGGAGGTTCTGTGGGTGTCTGGATTCATACAGAACCTAAGGAGGGAATATTATGGAGCTGGACTCCGAAGCAGAAGTGGGAAGTATTAAAGCAATCTAGAATTTCTATTCCTTTAGTGAATAATGTTTTATCACATAAATATACTTTTTCTGAGAAGCCTCCTAGTTTTGTGGATAAAGAATACTGTTTAGGAAATTATTCAGATTCTAATATAGAAATAAATAATAATACGTTAAAAAATATTAAATCTAATTACTTTGAAAATTTTGTGATTGAGTTTGATACTAGAAACTATACTATACATAATAATTCAGAATATTTAGATATTATTCCCATGGATAACGAAGTTTATGAAATTACAGAGCAAGTAAATACGGAAGATACAAATTATATTGTTGAAGTATTCTTTGTTCCAAATAGTAATTCCAATAAATACCTTCTTTTAGATTCAATTAATCTTCAGGATGTGACCCAAAGGGAAAATGCTGGTATTGGCACAGCACATGGAATAGAAACTAGTGGGATACCCTTAACACCTTTTGTACAAGAAGATAAAATATATTTAAATAAAGAGCAGCTCAGAGATGTATTTAAATTCTATAATGGATTGATGGGACAAGGCACAGGACTTTATTCAACTTCTCTTGCTTCTAGAGATGCTGTAATTACTTCTAGCACATTAGAATTGAGTGGAGGAAGTAGGCTAAATTATAGAATACAGCCTGATTGGACTCCTGGCTATTCTAAATCAGCTAATTGGTTGCAATATACAAATGTGGAGTTTGATAACTAATGAGAGGTGAAGTAGAAATTTGGAAAGGGAATACCTTACTTTATAAAGACTCCAATATGCTTGCTGATGGGGCTGGGGAGCTTTTAGCTGATATAATGACTGTCTCCCCATCATTATCTGGGATTGAGGATCATGCAACTTCTTCAATACTCGATACCTCAAACTATACAATACAAGCTATTTCTTTCGGCACAGGGGCAGATGCTTTCAGAGATAATGCTTATAAATCAGGTTCTCTTCAAGATGCTACTAATGCGGTTAAACTACCTAATGAAAATGAAACTAACTCTTATGTAAGTCTAACTTATGAAGGAGATATAGAAAATTTTGATGGAAGTGCATATAGACCAGTTGTTGGAGTTCCTATCGCGCCAGATCCATCCTTAAAAACTTTAGAGTTGGATACTTCTGTATCTTCAGAGGTTAGCGGTATTGCAGTAAGTAGTGTAATTCCTGGAAATGGGCAACTTTTGAATTTTTTACCTAGTGCAATCTATAGCGCAACTTTTGAAGGGGGACCTTTTGACAATGGATTATCTGGGTATACAGCCTCAAGATATCTTGGGGCATTTAGTAATGGGTCTTCAACTGCTGAAACCACTCATGTAACTGTTAATAAGGGTGGAAGTACTGTGTTTAGTCCCTTTTTTCAGGGGGTCGGGACTGGAAGCTTTTTTAACGAAGTAAGCTCCATGGATGTATCAGGATTTGTTAATATGGTAATGTCGGGCAGTCCAGGGACTACTACAGGGTATGGTATGAGTTCTACGGCTAGTGGATTGTGTGTTTCTGGGGGCCATAAACATACTTCATTAACTATTCAATTTACCGAACCTTTTGGAACGGTAGAGTATTCTGTCCAATTATCAAAGAATGATATTATCACTACAAATGTTTACGGTGGAATTTATCATTTAGGATTATGGACTATTGATATGCAAAAATCTCTGCTAAATGGAAATACTCCCCCTTTCGCCTTCAGTGTACTAAATAACCCTAGGAAATATAAATTATTTGCTAGGAAGGGGTTATCCAAAAATCTTGGGTGGATTGATCAACATTCGACTATTTCCCCTGCTTTGAATGAGCATTCTGACCTAACTATTAAATGGAGATTACATTTCCTATGAAAAATTTTACAGAAGAATTAGGTATTAACGGACATCTTACCATCATTAAGAAATTTACTGATGGTCAAGAAGAAGTTGTCTTCGATGACCATAATATTATTGTATCTGGTATGGGAGTAGGACTAACTTATATGTTTACTGGGTCGGGGTCAAACTCAGTTCTTGATTATCAGATTGATCGCTTTCAGATCGGGGTTTCAGGACCTCCTGCTGGAGGGGTGACTAGTGCTATTTATGAGCTTTCTGGAGCCCTTGAAGAAGATGAATACGGGGCAGGAAGTAATCTCTTTATAAAGAAGGGGTTTCAAATAAAAAACCAAGGTAGTTCTGACACGACTTATGCTGCATTAATTCCAGCTAATAAAATAACTAAGATTGGAGATTCCTCTGTTAGGTATACTTTAGTTGTTGATGAGGAAGCTTGTAATGGCCTTGAGAGAGATAGTTTAGAAGCAAATATCAATGAAGTTGGATTATTAATGAAAAATCCTAAAGGGAGTACGGCAGGAGAGCCTATCCTAGTAGCCTATAGAACTTTTAGTAATATAATGAAGACTGATGATTTCAGTTTAATTTTTAGATGGACAATTAATTTCTAATGCCTTTTAATAGAAACGATATTTATACCAGTAGCGGTAATGTTATGCTATTTAACGCTTGGACTCCATATGTCTCCAAGTATGATACCAGCTCGTTTTACAATTGGGAGCAAGATAATTTACCTTTGTATGACCTTGAGGAGCGTACTTATGAGCTTTGGGAACAGCAAGGTTTTACCACTTCGGCTGGAGTCCCAGGGCTTGCACTAACTGTCTCTGCTGATACTCCCACTGCAACTTTAGCTGCTAATAATAATATATTTACAGATCTAAGCTCTTGTATAGCTGCGATCCCTAAGGTGGTTAGGTTTCCTGTACTAATTGAAGTAGGAAATTTTGGAGATCTTGGAAAATTAGAGCTACATAATTTCCGAATTGAGGAGGAGGGGTCTATTGAGATTATTAATAGAGGGTTCAGCAGAGCCTATAATGCTTCTGCTTATGTTCAGACTTCCGAGACAAGCCCTCAATACAATTCCTCTCATGATTTAGTAAAACAAGTATCGAGTATAGATTTAAGTTCTACTCTTACTGATACGTCTTGTATTCATATTTCAACTACTGTGTTGAGTGCAGCAGGAGACACTAGGGTTCCTAATAACGTGAACACAGCTTTCTACCCAAGGCACAATTTTAGGGAAGCCCCGCTCTCTATTTCTATAGATACAGCAAACTCATTTACGGGGTCGTTGAATGAATTCAGCTCTGATCCTTATGAAGAGAATGCAGGAACATCACCAGACAATACTTTAGGTACTATAGATGTTAGTGCTACTAACCAAAATACAGACTTAACTATCTATAGGCCAGGGACTGCTACAGGATCTATAGCTACTGCTGCTGTAGGTGGGAACTATTATCTAAACAAGTGCTCTGAAATCAGCGTTAAGAATTGTGACGGTCCTATTTATATTAGAAACTTCTTTGTTGATGGGGAAACTACTCGCAAGTATGCTATTGAAGTGATAAATTCAGATGTGCTTCTTGAAAACTGTGCTGGGGTAAGGGCACAAGAGGCAGGATTTAAATTCAACAACTCCAAAATAACTCTTTCAAGATCTGCTGCTGCTTATAGAAACTATAAGTTAACAAGTACGACTACTAGGGAAGCTCAAACAGGGTATGGGTTCCATGCAGTTAATAGTGAAGTTCTTGTTAGCTCCCTCCCAACTGTAGTAGGGACTACTTATGCTGGGGATACAGGAGGTTCGGGGGTTGATTGCACTGTTATTGCTTCTAGAAATTATGCAGGTTTTGTTTTAGATAATTCCAAACTAACAGGAGGTGTTCAGAGAGCAGTCGCTACAAATGCTTTGGGTGCTAGTATGGTAGGATCTGAAGTAAATACTGGGTACGGGGTTATTTTAAATAACTCAGAAATGAATATAAAAGGACTGCTGGATATCTATGGTAACGATAAAGGTATTCAAGCTGATGGATCAAAAGTAGTATTTGAAAATCTATGTATTGATGCCCATAGTGGGGAAGCCATTAGATGCAGAAATTCAGCATTTATCTTCGATTCACCAGCCGCACCCACAGCAGCGGGACAACAGGATAGAATGCAGTTGGATATGTCCGCTAACGCCCAGCATATAGATTTAATGAAAAATAGTTCTTTCGGGTTTAGAAGGAAAAACCATATCCCAGAACTATATGGAAATACAAAATTCGAAGTTGCTCACGGGGTTTTAAAGTGGGATGGTTCCAATCAGGCTTGGTTACCAGCTTTATCTGTTAATGACAATTCAAATCTTGAGTTACTTCAAACTAACTTATCTGTTTCTGGTGCTGGGACTGGTAATTTTGATAGAACAAATCCTTCTTATGGAAGAGCAATTAGGGCTACAAAAAATTCTAAAATAAGTTGTTTCGGATCCAAGACGGGATGCACTTTTATATTTGGGCAAGCTCTTTATTCCCCAAAAATAGCAGGAATTTATGCTAATGAAGGATCTGAAATTAATTTTCATGGGCCAACTGCCATAGGTCAATTTGCTGTAGACGTTCTGGTTGAAGATAATTCGGTACTTAATATTGAACCCGCACGAACTAGAGACTCCTTCGGATTAGAAGTTAGTGGATTTGATTTACAGAATGGGGAAAATCATACTTCTGTCGAGCTTCATTCCACTAGAGCGTGTCTTGTTGCTAATAAAAATTCTGTTATTAATATGCAAGATCTAGGAGCTTTTCCTGCATACTGGAAAAATACTTCTTTCGGGCAGGAAATGCTCGATGCCGGATTTGATTATACCATAAACACATTCGAAACAAGTGCATACACCTCTTCTGGCTCTTTGCAATTTTACCCAAATCCTCAAAATCTAGGAGCTATAAATAATTATAACTTAGACGATCTTGCGACAGGAGCTTCATTTAACCCTGCTAATATTCCTGTATTTACAGCTACAGCAGCGTATATCAATAGATTTTTCAAAACTACGGATGCTTTAGGTGGTGGCTCGCTTGATGATTTAGATTATATCACGCAAGGAGGAGTATGTGTTCGTGCTACAGAAGATAGTGTTGTTAATGTAAAAAATGTTCATTTCCCTGTAGGAACTAATACTAGCCCTTTAGATGGTTTTTATTACAATGTGAGTGGCTCTGATTGTGATAAACTAATGATTTGGAATATTGCAGATTCATCTAGACTTAATGCTTCCTTCCTTTCAGTGAGTGGTATGTGGCCTGGAAGTACTCAATATCACGGGCCTAGTGCTCTTTGGGCATCCTCTGTGGACGGGACTAATGCAGGGAATGCTTATGACAGTATAGCTTCTGGGGCTCCTGAAAACACCCCTGATACTGGATCCTTAAGTATTTTGGATGCTTTCGGAGCAGGAAGTTCAGTTTGGGTTATTCCTTCTGGGGTTAGTTTCGCAAGTCCTTTTGATGCTTTCTACCCTGTCTCAGGTCTTGTGAATGACGTAACTGCGAGAGCCCTAGAACAGGCTGGAATTAATGTTAGTGGTACTAAAACATATAAGTGGGGCGCAGGCCCTCATGCTAGTAAAAACCAAGGGGTTTTTAGGATTTTTTGGACTGCGGCTCCTAGTGCTAAAGTACTTCAGAATGATTTAAGTGGTTATTTTAAAGGGGCTTTCCCTAATCCAAATTTTGCTGGAGGAACTTTTTCAGGTGTTGTAGGCCCAGCGTACCAGCTATTTTCTCAAGGTTATAATTGTTCGGCTCCTCTTTCAGCTATTCTTGCTGAGTCAGGGGATAATCTTAGCGGGACGTACCCTGATCTATTGAAACTTAGTTATGATTCTAACGGGGACGGAATTGCCGATCAGCTATGGACCTCTGGATTTTATTACTGTTCGGAATTCGTAGAAGATAATCCAACACAATGTATGCTAGACGAGTCTGCTGCGAAAACTTTTGCTAATTCCCAGAATGCGAGTGTTGGCAAAGCTGGAAGACCACAAAAAGTAACACTTTATAGATCTAGAGGAACTTCTGATAGAGGATCAGAGGCGTATCAAGGGGACGCATCGGGAAGTATAGGATTTAAATCCGCAGGAATTTTTGATCTTTCGAGGGATAACTAATGGCAGAACAAGTATACAAAGATAGTAACTATAGGTTTACAGAACCTATTAGATTTTTTAAAGCTAATGATCCTTATTACTTTGAGGTAGATAATATCCCTCTCAAGCAACTACAAGAAAACTGTTTGTGGTTGAAAGATCAGGTTCGTAAAGATGCAGATAAACTATTAGGTGTAAAGCGCAGTGATTTAGACGAACTAAGACCTTATGCTACTGGTGGAGACCGAGTTGTTAGGGTTAAGCCTGGAAGATATTCGGCTAGAGTAAACGATGCATCTCAAAAAACTCCATTAGCTTACCTAACAAAAGTTATGGGGGAAGCTATTGGAGATGTAGATGCATGGTCAACAGCACTCCCTAACCCTGGAGTTTACCCAGATGGGAAGAATGCTGTCCTTCAGGCTGCTTTGGATACATTCAAAACTAACTTAGCAAACGGGCAAAATGCAATGGGTATGACAGGCTTGGCTGAAAGAGCATTTACTTGGCCTGTTGTAAATTCAGATACTCCTATTGATTTTAACGGGGTTGATTTAGAGGGAATGTCTTACGGAGGACCTGATATAAATATCCCAGGAGGCGGGGCTTGGTACTCACCCATGGTTATTACACAAGCTCTTACTTGGGCCAAGTCTCAAAATTCCACTGCTGATGCATATGCTCTTCCTAGTTTTGAGACCACTAATCCAACTAATGGTTGGGCTAAGTTTCCTAGAACGGAAAGTTACTTTATTAAAAAATGGCGAGGAATTTCTAGATTAGCAATTGTTGATGTAGATGATGAAATTACCATAGAAGTTCCTCAGTTTGATGCAGATGATTTTTCTTATACTGATTCTACTGGAGAAATTGCTAAAGTTAGTAATGTTACTAGCAGGGTTGATTTAGTATTTATTTATAGTAAACCAATAGATGCAAGTTCTGCTACCATTCTTAAGCCTGATGGGAAGCATACCATAACAAAGCCAGCATTAGGCATTGTAAGGGGAGCAGGAATCAGAACTAATTTTAAAGAAACAACTGATTTTACTAAGGACTACATTAGTGATTTGGGATCTGAGAATAAAATTCTAGCCCACCCTGATGATCAGTATAATGATAACATGGGATTTACTTCTACTTCTGCTAACGACATAGCTGAAAGTGTTAGAGGATCCTTTCCTGCTCCAGATGATATTATTAACCTAGCCCCTCTAATTTCTGAAAAGCTGGAAGATAATGCTTACGAGCTAATCGGGCAATCAATTCTTCCTATTGCTTATATCTGGGTTCAAGATGGGAGCCAAGTAGTTTTAAGCACGGATGTTATAGATATTAGGCCCATGTTCAGAACTGCGGAGTTAGCATACAACGAGAGGGCTGGTATTGGGGCTGCTTTCCCGCAATTATCTCTTGCTAATCCTGCGGTAGGTAAAGGCCAATTAGATTATGAACTTAAACGAGTTTATGATAACTTAAAAGGGCAGGTAGATATTTTATCTGACCAAGGTAGTCCTTCTCAGGTCTCTATGAATACACTAGCCACTGGCTACGTTTTCGGAGGATGGAATTTTGGTCCTGAAGGCGCACTGTATCATTATTACCAAGCCGTTTTCGCAGATGACGGAGGAACTAATAACCCAAACGATACAGATGCATATATTAAACAATATGTTAGGGGTAAGTACGGAATTGGAAGCACTACTGCACAGATAAATGTTCCTACCTATCCAGATTGGGATTTAGCCCAATGGTGTATTGAGCAGGATATTGATTCCAAAGGATTATACCCTAATGATTACATAAACACGTTTATCTCAACAGCAGAGTATACAAATGATACTGATGCCCCAGGGTCTGATCCCTCTATTGTGGCAGGAAGCAATAGTCAATTAACTAATGCTGACGGTACTACGACTGGGGGAGGAGACCCACAAGCACTTAGGAACTTTAATAACACTCAAGTAAACGTAGCTGCGGGAATGATTTCCAAAGTAAATTTTAATTATGTTGCAAAAAAGATTAAGTTCAATAGACCAGAATGGTTAGCCGATTATAAGGTAGATGTTGATTTGGTAAATTGTTTAGCTGAGAATAATAGAGGAGCTTTTGTAGTTGATGAGGCAGGCAGTTACTTTGGACATTGGGTAGAAAAAGGTTTTGATGAGTTTACTATATATGTTGCTTTTGTTGCAAACTCAAACAATAATAGAAATGGAACCCAAAAGCCTGGGCTTCCTGCACCTCATAGTTTAACTTATACCTCTAGCGGTAAAAAGAAAAAAACTACAAGTACTATCACGGTATCTGAACGAGATGGGGGAAGGTTTAGCGGCTTCATTGTCCCTGTAGGAGATTTATTATATTCTAATACTAGCCCTTTGAGCCAAAGTCAGCGAGGTGGGTATGTTGGAAATCCAAGAGTTGGAAAATGTACTTACCCAACTGTTATGTGGAGTATGGTAGGAGTTCCATTACCAGATGCCCCATTCTTATACGGAAATCTAAATGGGACTAATCCTACTATTACACTAAAAAGTACCTAATTTATGGTAATTGGAGATCCCACATTCGGTTGCGGGACCTTTCTCCCAGGAGTGGGTCCTGGTAGCTTCCCAGATTTTGAAGGAGGGGGGACCATTGATGGTGGTGGGGGGGATGACCCCCCTGATCCTCCTGATCCTCCTGATCCTCCTGGGGATATACCTCCTATAATTAAAGACCCAGGTGGAGGAGACGGTCCTGGCCCAAGCGTGACTGACCCAGCCCCAGGGACTCCAGGGGATCCAGGGGGAGGGGGAGGAGGAGACCCAGGAGGTGGGCCTACCACTCCAGGCCCTACAGGCCCGTCTGCGCCTGCTGGAAGTGCGCCTTCTTGTAAATGTATTTATGATCCTGTTCCAGTTATTACTGCATACAATAGTGGTGTAGAGGCGGGATGCACTGTCTACGAGGCAGTATTTGTGGGTCACTGCACTAAGACTGCAAGCGATTCTCCTCCTTCTGAGCCTTGGGTAACATTTGTAGCCGATTTAGAAGCTGATGACAATAATGAAAATGTAAGAACTGAAACTGGGCCAACAAATCTTCCTCAGTGTGGGCAAACGGATCCTCCAGGATGTGGGGGTAACTGTCCAGAAGTTTCTGTATCTTGGAAAGTGTGTGACCCTCCTGAAGACGTTTATCCTATTCCTGAGGATGAGCCCGACGATAGCCCTGGTACACTCCCTACAGGAGAGGGCACTCCAGGGACTCCAAACCCTCCTCCAGGAGGCCCTGGGGGAGGTTTTCCTGGTGGAGGTCCTTCAACGCCTGGAGGCCCTACAGGCCCGTCTGC